GCTTAAAGAAATCGAAGAACGTAAAAAGGTAATTGCAAATCTTGAGCAAAAAGAAGAGGTTCTACGCGACAGGTTTAGAAAAGCAATAGCTACATTTAAAGAAATCATGGAAAATGGTTACTATGATGATGGTGAATATGAGGATGAAGATGAATGGGAGTGATTAAATGGAACCAGTTTTAGAGTGTAAATTTGATTATAAAGGTTATCCATGTGTAGTTCTGTTTATGCCATTGGGATATAGATGTGGATATGTTGGCACAACTGAGAAAGATTCTGATTACTACAGTAAATCAGAAGATGTAATTAATCTTTTTACTACTTGTCCTGTTCGAATTACTTATTCCGAGCCAAAATTGCAAGGAGAATATGATGGGAAAACATGGTGGATTGGTTTCAACCATGGGGGTGGTAACGAAGGAAGAGATTGGGAATCAGCCGAGTATTATTATAGCGAAAGCCCTGATTGGCAAAGACTTATTAAGCCATTAGCAAATATATGTAAAGAATCTGGAATGCAGTTTTCGCCTGCGGTTTCAAAATATGAAATTATTGAAGAATGCAAGACAATTGTAGACCAGATCGTAAAGGAGTGATGCTAGGTGGATTATAAAAAGATTCATCAGGTTAAGGCTATCGAAGCAAGCAATAAGAAAAGACTTTTAAAAGTCAATCCCAAATTGGATAACAAAAGTGGTATTTATTTCTTAACCAGAGTAGATGAAAACGGAATCCCATTTTTTTATATCGGGCAGGCAGTACATCTAATTCAGAGGATGTGTTCGCATCTCACTGGATATCAGCACATCGACTTATCCATAAAGAAAAGAGGGTTCTACAGTGAAGATAATCCTTTTGGATGGAAAATTAATTTCATTCATTATCCGGTAGAACAGCTTGATAAAATGGAGCAGTTCTGGATTCTGGAATATACAAAGCAAGGTTATCAATGCAGATACAACAAGACATCTGGAAGCCAAGGCGAGGGGAAAGAAAAGATTAATGAATTCAAACCAGCTAAAGGCTATAGAGATGGAATCAAGCAAGGAAAAACAACCCTTGCAAGAGAATTAAAGCATATCATTGATACTCACTTGGAAGTTTCAATTAAACCAGAGAAATCAAACAATAAAGTGTCTATAAAGGCACTTGAAAAATTCAACAATCTTCTTGATAAAGAATCTTACAAATGATAAAGCTGCCGGTTCTGGCAGACAAAATCCCAAATAATTACAACTAAATATGAGCACGCCCTCTGGGATTGGAACAGTGAAACTTGTTTCCCGGCATATCACGCTATCCGGTTCCAGAGGTAAAAAGAAAAGAGGTAACTATGGTAAGTAAATATAACACCGAAAGAAAGTATCTCGAGGGACAAGAGAACAGAAAAGAAATTTATCTGTTTCTTATCAGATATTTTACAAAATATGGATACGCACCGTCATTTAAAGAAATTGCCGAAAGCCTTGGCATATCAAAAGCAACTGTGCAACGACATATGAGGCAGCTTGAACTTGATGGATTGATTGCTACTGCACATCCGAATACTCCGCGAGCGTTCCGCCTTGTTGGATATGAATATCAGAAGGTGGAAGAAGTATGAGAATATACGGTGTTTTCGAGAATGAACAGTGGAATGGCGATATGACCGCTGATGATATTTCACAAATGCTGAAAGGATTGGTGAGAGCATGAACAGGGCAGAAAGAAGAAGGCAGCAGAAAGCATCTGAGAAAACACGCTTAAATGCACCGTACAATTTCAGCAATTTCAGTCTGGAACAAATTTCAAAGGTGACAAGTGCAAGAGTTGAGTCTTTAAACCTGTATCTGATGCAACGTGAAGATGAAATGCGCAAGGAAATATCGGAAGAACTGATTTCAGAATCACAAAAAAAGCTTTGGAAAGCAGAGGGCTATATCGCAGTTGCAAATGTTCTTATCAGTTTGTTTGCAATTAAGAAAACATGGGGATTTACAAAATCCAATCAGAGATTCTTAGAAAACCTAAACTCTGCCAAAGAACACATTGAAGAAGTCGGAATTGAAAAAGCATACCAAGAAGCAAAAAAAACAATGGGAATTAAACTTGAATTTGATTCCATAAATATAAATAAAGAATTTGGATTTGGAGAAAGCGAGGACTAATCATGACAGAGAATTGCAATGAATGTAGCATCGCGTGGATTCGTGGTGGTGAGTACGCAGAAGTGTCAGCACATAACGGCAGTAAAATGAAAGGAAGAGTCTTGAAGCTTGCAGAACAGCATCCAGAAGATGTGAAGATTATGGCTACGAACAAAGATGGTTCCATATTTGCTCATGTCCCAGTTAAGTACGTGAAACTACGAGCGCCAAGAGAATTAACAGAAGAGCAGAGAGCGGAACTGGTGGAACGTGGCAAGAATATGTCCAGAAATAAATCAACCGATTGCGAAGAAACGTCAGATTTCGATTCTGACGATGAAGATGAGGAAATGTTCGATGTTTAATGAAAGAATGGGAATTAATGTTGAAAATGGCAAAAGTAGGATTTGCCCTAAATGTGGGAATCGTTTTCATGTTTTCGCAGATTATAACCGGCATTATGGAGGAGATTTATATTGGTGTGAATGCACAGAATGTAAAACCATAACAAAAATACATCACAGTAAGGAAGCTGCAATAGTGGCTTTTAAGGAAGGATTGGTGCACAAAAATGAGCAAAGTGAACATATATGGGCTTAAAGCATATATAAGTAAAACGTTTGATTTGCATGTTGGCAAAAGAATCAAATACGTAGAACGTGGCGGGGAAGAAAAAGAGCATATCTATGAGGTAAAACAACTTTTTCCGCATTGCGTTTTACTGGAAGATATTTTTGATCATACAAGAATTTGTCCTTGTTACAGCAAATTAAGCTTGATGTTAAGAGGGATTGAATAAGAATCTGGTTAAGAAGATGAGAGTATAAAATCATGGAGGACTGCACAATAGCGTGTCAGTTGCTTACATGGGGAAAGTGAGGATGGAAAATGAAAAAAAAAATAATTACACTTCATTCTTCAAAACGAAACCAAAGAAAGTAGAGAGATGCATTCGTTGTAGGAAATGTGGTGGAAACATGGAATGGGTTGAATACTATCCACCACAAATTAAATGCCCGAAGTGCGGATATACTGTATATCCAAAACCTTATGAGCCAGATTGTACCAAACTGCAAGAAACATTTGAAGAATATTATGAATTATACGAGAAAGTGAGGACACAAAATGAAATTATTTAAAACAGTAGATGAAAAATTAGCGGAAATTGGATTTACAAAAGTTGAAGAAGATAAATACGGATGTGAGTATGAGAGAAAAGATAAGAAATATGGATATACACAGATTGTATCTATTTTACATAAAAAATCCGGAAGGCACATCTTACAGTCTTATGATCCAGATTTAGGAGATAGCAAAGGAATCGGAAATACTTGTGTTGGCCTCACAGGGTATGAAATGAAATTGTTTATCAAAAAGATGAAACAATTAAAGATGTATTCAGGTAAGGAGGACACAAAATGTTAATCAGAAGTCAGAATAAGATGTCTCTGGTAAAGTTTGAGAATATTGTTATAAACATCAACAATATCAATGGCAAAGAAATCATTTGTTGGAGCCAGATGAATCCAGGAGAAGATGAATATATTTCATTGGGTCATTATTCCACCAAAGCAAAAGCCATAAAAGTGCTGGATATGATTCAGGAAGCCTATGAAGAATATAAAATTAATTGTACTTTTTTGACAGGATTTATAGGACATCGAACAATTGTAGAATCAAACGATATTCGCGTCAATGGTTTCGAAGAACTTGTAAAAAGTTTTAAAAAGAATATGGTCTTTCAGATGCCAGAAGATTCGGAGGTGGAAGAATGAAGTACAGAAAGAAACCAGTTGTAATTGACGCAGTACAGTGGACTGGTACAAATCATCGAGAAATGTTCGATTTTCTGACGGACTATCAGTGTACAGACCAGTACATGTCGGCAGAAGGTAAGAATTTCTATATTGACCATTGGAAGGTCCCGGGCGGATTGGTTATTAAGACACTAGAGGGCGAACATCTGGCAAATATTGGTGATTATATCATCCGCGGTGTACACGGTGAATTTTATCCGTGTAAGCCAGATATATTCAGAAAAACTTACGAGGAGGTGGAAGTATGAAGTATAAATGCGTGAAGGCGTTCACATTAGATACATACGATGGTGATGGATTTTACGTTGACGGATACATGGAAATTAAGGTAGGCGAAGTTTACGAAGTAGGAAATGAAAATATTATCGATGGAGAAATTCATCTTGACGGAGCGAACGTTAACAGATGGATTGAAATATCGAAAGAAACGTTAGAAAAGCATTTTGTAGAGGTGGAAGCATGAGTCATATCAAAGACAGATTATCGGATTATCATGATTTCATGAAGAAACTTGCGGATGGCCACCAGATGGTTTTAGCAAGTGATGTTCTGGAAATGATAGAACAGATTAAGGATGATCTGGAACAGGACGAGAAAGAAAATGGTTGGATTCCTGTCAGTGAGAGATTACCGGAGAAAAATAAAGATGTAATTACAACTGTTAAATATAGTGGTTTTATGGGAATGTACGGAAGGTGGTTAAAGACAGCATTCATTGATGGCTATGGCGAATGGAATGGAGAATGTATAGGCGGTGAAGTTATTGCATGGATGCCACTACCAGAACCATACAAGGAGGACTAAATGGGATATTGCAAATTAGAGTGTCCAGACGGTGAAACGCAATGTTGTATCTGCTGTGAGAAACAAGACGGTTGCGATAACCGGTGTGATATGATGGATAGCTACGAATATGCAGAAGATTGCGAAGATTATGTTGAGGAGGATGAGCCATGATTACATTCTTATTAGGACTTGCACTTGGAATCATAGTCGGAGTGGTTGGTCTTGCATGTGCAGCGATCATGTACGATAAACACCACCCAGACGATTAGAAAGGAGAACGGTATGCTGACAAGGAATAAAAAGCTGAAAGACTACGGTATTCCAGCAGAGGACATTGAAAAACTGAATACGATGCTGAAAGACTTCCCGGCAGAGTACGGATACCTGCTTGCCAGTGCTGCCTTGTCAGCTTGCCCGAAAAACACGGTGATAGCGGATATGGTTATTGAGAATATCTTACACCGGAAAAGCTACAGGAAAATCAGCAAAGAAAGATATATCCCGATGAACCCGAAAGACTTCTACGGATACAGGCGCAAGACCGTCGCTGTACTGTATGAGAGAATGCGGTTGTTGGGAGTATGGGAGGAAAAATAAATGAAAGAATATAAATGTCCAAAGTGCAATAGTAAAAACCTTTTTGTCAAGAAAGTTGGGAATAATACAGGATTGTATTGCAGGGATTGCGGTGCATGGATTAAATGGGTCGGAAAAAATGAGTTGAGAGTATTTGAATATTTAAACAGACAGAAACACGTAGACGATGCTAATAGCAAACAAGACGATATTGCAAGCATCATTTATAGCACTCTCGATCATATGTATTGCGATAATTGCAGATTCAATAGCGAAATTAAAGAAAGTGATAATGGTGAATGGAACTGTGATGAATGCCACAGAAAATATAATGGATGGGGAATTTCCATGCAGGAAAGTAATAAAATTGCAAAAGAAATTTTAAAACAGTTAGGAGAATAGAATATGAGCAGACTGATTGATGCAGACAAAATAATTGACTCTCTTGGAAATTCGGATATGGATTTTGTAATAGGTGCAGTTATTGACGAACAGCCGACAGTTTTTGATGTGGACAAGGTTATTGAGCAGTTAAAAGAATTAAAAATGAGATACTTCTTAACAATTGCAAATACAGGCGATGCAGATAAAGATTGTGCTTACAAAAATATTGCAAATACAATTGATAAATCTATTGAAATCGTGAAAGGCGGCGAAAATAAATGAGTAGATTAATAGATGCGGACGAATTAATTAAATACATCAAAACTTGGGAGATTGGGACAAGCATTAGTTCCGATCAGAAAGAGTTTATTGATTGCATTAATAAACAGGCAACAGCTTTTGATGTGGATAAGGTTGTTCAGCAGTTGGAAACAAGAAAGACAAAAACTGCTGCATTACAGGAAGAAAATACATCAGATTATTTCGAGGGTGAAACTGATGCGTTTGAATTTGCACTTAAAATTGTGAAAGGCGGTGGAGTTGAATGAGTAATGTATCAGTTGAGACATTAGAAAATTTAAAGGAATCTATGGTCGGAAGAAGATATAAGCACTTCAAAGGAAGAACCTATGTTGTCACCGATATTGCAGTCCATACAGAATCTAATGAAATCATGGTGATCTATAAGTGCTTTGCAGACCCACTTGTAACATGGTGCAGACCGTTAAGTATGTTTGCAAGTGATGTGGACAGAAAGAAATATCCAAATGTAAAGCAGAAAAGAAGATTTGAACCACTTTCTAAGATACAGGAGAAATCAGATGAGTAAAGGCAAGGACATTTCAACCATGTTTACAAAAGAAGAAAATAAAAAGAATGGAAGACTCAAATATAGACTGGCTACCAGAGAAAAGAAAGATGTTATCAGTCCGTCACAATATGGAGCATTCTTGCAGAAAAGAGGTAAGAGAAAATGAGTAAATCAGTGTTAGTAATAAATACGCCAAAATATTGTGCTTTATGCGTTTTACGCAGCGGAGTGCTTCACCCGTTCTGTAGAGTAAACAATAGAGATATTACAGATTTGAGTATTAGACCTGATTGGTGTCCGTTAAAGCCATTGCCGGAAAAATTCGACGATGAAAAGGAACGGAAACTTGGAGATTTCGAGCCACTTTTTAAGATTGGCTGGAACGCTTGTATTGATGAGATTACAGGAGAGCCATGAAAAAGCTGAGTTGTGAACACATGACTTCGTATAGGAGGTAGAATATGAGTTTTACTATAACATTCCCAGTAGATATTGGAACATTTGTAATTACAGATACAAATGTTGATTTAAATAATCCGAAGAATTTAAAAGGAAACTTAGGAAGTATAGCATGTTATCAATGTGTTGATGACAAAGAAGATGATTTTATTGTTATGGTATCTGGATATAAAGATTCTTGGTGTGGTGAATATTTGCTCAGTAAATTAAAAATTGCTACAGACAAACAAGTTAAAGAATACGAAACGGTAATGGGGATAAGACAAATGGATATTAACGAAATTACAGGAGAGGTGAAATAATCATGTGGTTTTTGTGTCAAGAGCCGTGTAAAACATTAGATCAAGCACGGAAAAGAGCAATGGAAATTGGACGAGAGAATTTTGATTCAATCCATAAAGAGTGTTACGGTTTATTTTTTAAAAGAACAGTATATGTGGTTCTCTGGTGGAAATGGATTGAGAAAGGAGAGGTAAATGGCAAGAAATAGGTATCCAGGAACTTGTTATTGTTGCGGTAAAAAAGTTCCAACAGGTTATGGACATTTCGAAAGATATAAAGGTGGTCGGAGAATCAAATGCGTAAAATGCGCAAGTGGTAGAGTTGTCAGAGATTCTGATAAAGAGGTAAAGCGAGTAATAAGATTAAGGGAGGAAAAATATGATTGATTTAACAGGGAAAAGCGTATTTGTAAGAACGCAGGAAGAATATTTGAGTGTTCTGGAAATAGCAAAATTGCAAGGGTTCACATGGGGAGCAGAAAAAAATTTAAACCCTATAAAAATTGTATTTCCAAATTTGCTAAAATTCTATAATAACAAGATGGTTACAATTTACTGCAATGAAGAGGATATAAAAGAAGCATCTGAAATCGTCGAAGCTGAAGAGAAAATCAAGGATGCAGTAAATCTTGTCAGAGCATTCGCTAAATACCCAGACAGAACAGCATTGACGGACTCATTTATTGAGTCCTTGAAGTTACTTGCAGATACTGTAGAAAGTCAAATGGAAGAGGTGAAGTAGATGATTAACTTAACAAACACATGTGTTCTTGTTAGGACAAAAGAAGAAAATGAAATGCTTCTCAAAGAAGCTGAGAAGCAGGGTTTCCATTGGTATTCGAAAGACGATTGTAAACCATTACCAGGACAACATTTCCCAGATATTTTAAAATTTTATAATAACAAAGATGTGGTGCACAGCGCACGTATCGGAGTAAAGTGTGATACTTTATACGAGGCATCAGAAATCCTCGGAATGAAAAAAATGACAGCAAGAGAGTTTATTGAATGCATTATAGCTCTGGATAATTGCAATGGACGTAGCTGTTCAGAATGTACATTAAACAGAAAGAATACTAAATGTAACAAAACTTTATGTCTTATCGATACTTGGGAAGGTAATGTTGACGAACTTCTTGAAATTGCGAAATCAGGAAAATCGACAGTTCCTACACCAGAAGAGAAAGCAATTGACACGCTTGAAAAATTTATCGAGAATCCAGATCGCACAGCGTTGAATGATGAGTTTGTAGAATCTTTGAAGCTGGCAGTTGAGAAGTTGAAAGAGGTGAAGTAGATGAAAATAACTGCAATTGCAAGAGAAGATTTAAGTAATATATATGGCGGCTTAGTTCCGAATGAAATTAAATTAGAACTCAGCGGGCAGATCGTACCAGACAGCTATGGCAAACGAATCGGATACTACGATGTAGAAAAAAAATCTTACGTGTCATATTTCAAGAAAGACAAAGAAGAAGGTAATACAGATTGTTTTGATGCCTACAAAAATAGTGGTTGCGTCAAAGAAAAAAGGCATGAAATATATACGGAACGTGATATCAAAGATGTAATTGATTATTATCTTATGTATGATATCAAGGAAAGCAGTAAAAATGAACCGACTGAAATTGAAGATTATATTAGTCGTGGAATCTATATAAATGGATATCATAAATGCAGATATGAGCTTTTGTTTGCAGCTGATGGAATGACCTCAAGAGTAGTTGTTGAATATAAGACCAATAATATCCCTATGTATGATTTTATAAAAGGAATGGAAGATGATATATCAGAGATTCTTGAAGATGATTCTTGCGAAGACAATATTTTCTATGGAATTATAAAGAATCATGAAATCATGATGTTTGATGAATTTGCGCGCGGAAACAATGTTGAAATCGAAAATGCAGATGACCTTACCGCAATGCTGGCATCTGTTAGGATGCTCAGCTGCGAGTTCGTTGAAAATGGTTTTAAGTGAGGTGAAGTAGATGGAGAGATTAACGGAAAGAATAAAAAGACCGCAAAAGGATGACTTGATTGTGTATACAAATGGGAAATATGAAGATACGATTCCAGCAGAAATGACAAATGATGATATAAGGGCAGTATTGAAAAAACTTGCTGATTATGAAGACTTAGAAGAACAGGGCTTGCTTGTGAGATTGCCAGATGATTTAAACAAAGTGTTGTATCAAGTAAATTATAGGTGGACAGAATGCACTGAATACGGTGAGGAAAATAACAAATGCGAAATCTATGATTGTAAATGTGAATGTGATAGCAGGAAAGAATATTATATAGCCGAAGTTGGTTTGCAATATATTCAGATTGTAAATTATTATGATCGTCTTGGCAAATTTTTATTTTTAACTCGCGAAGAAGCTGAGAAGAAGTTGGAGGATATTCAAAATGACAAGACCTGAGATTACAGCAAAACTATCAGCAATGATCGAAAAGAAAATCAATCCTCACAATGATCCACGTATTTATTGGGCTAAGGAAGTGACATTCGATTATTCGACAGATCATGCGGTAAGGGTGGATTATATGCGGTTCGTGCCGGTGAATAATAGCGTGTCCGGGATAGAAAAAGGTGACTGCTATTGTTATGAGGTTAAATCATCAGCTGAAGATTTTCGCTCTGGTCATGGGCTGAATTTTGTTGGCGATTATAACTATCTAGTTATGCCGGCAGATGTATGCGCTGCGGTATCCCTTGAAATTCCACATTATGTAGGAATATATGTACCAGAAGCAAATGATCTTACATGCATCAAAAAAGCAAAGCGAAGAAATCGGACAAGGCCTGTATCTGAAATACTCTTGATGATGTTCCGGTCTGCGAATAGGGATTATAGAAAAGCAGTAAAACAGTTGGAGGAGATGAAGAATGGCTGAATATGTTAAAAAGTCAGATATAATAAAAATCATGGAAAATAATTCTCACATGATAGAGGTATTTGGAGTTAAGAAGAAAATGATTGACGGATTTGCAATGTGTTGTGATTTCGCAGATCTGGAAACTGTTGAGATTGATGAGGACGATAAGGATGATTAACATGAAACCAGAAGAAGCATTAAAAGAATTAAGCTATGATGATACAGCCTATGGTGGTGAATGTACTTACGAAGTTAGAATGGTTGCAGTTAAGGCATTAAAAAGCAGATTCCAATGAAACCAAATAACATGAAAACTATTTTTGATTTTTCAGGTAAATATTATACGACAAAAGGTGATTGCCCAGCTTGTAATAGTGAGGGACTTTATAAAGCGGATTTTTATTGTAATAGGTGCGGACAGAAACTGGATTGGAGTGAAGAAAAATGATAGAAATAATATATAAACTGATAATATGCCACTTGATCGGAGATTATGTTCTTCAAAGCGATTTTATCGCAAAAACTAAAGGAGAAAACTGGTATCACTTACTGGTTCATTGCCTTCTTTATTCAGTTCCTTTTTACATAGTGTTCGGGTACTCATGGAAACTTGCCTTTGTAATGACTATGCATATAGTAATTGACCCTTTAAAGGCACGATACAACAAGATAAGTTACATGGCAGACCAAATTATACATTATGCGACACTTTTAGTTTATTTATTCTAAAAAAAGGCAGGAATTATGATAGATAAAACATGCAACAGCTGCATTAACAATGATAGTGCATGGAGGTGGAAATTATACTAATGGCTAAAGTAAGTTGGATTAAAATTGAAACAGAGATGTTCAATAACAGCAAAATTGGACACATCAGAAACTTGCCGGAAGGAAACAATATTGTTCTGATCTGGGTGATGCTTCTTACAATGGCTGGCAGATGCAATGCGAACGGGCTTATCTTTTTAACCGAGAATATTCCGTATAATGAAAAAATGCTTGCTGATGAATTAAGATTTGATGAAAGCGTTGTACGGCTTGCACTATCAGTTCTTGAAAAATTCGGAATGATTACACGAGATGGAAATTTACTTACAATTCCAGGCTGGGAAGAGCATCAGAATATCGAAGGTATGGATAAAATTAGGGAGCAGAACCGTATCAGAAAACAAAAACAGAGAGAAAGGCAGAGAAATATGATTGAGCAAGATATGTCACGTGACGCGTCACGTGATGTCACGCAACAGAGTAAGAATAAGAAAGAAGATATAGATAAAGATAAAGAGAAAGATAATAAATTAATAGTATCTAAAGATACTATATGTCAGACTGATGTCCGACGCGTCATCGAAGAATGGAACAAATTACAGGAAGTTGGCATCAATCCGATACGTGATATCAAACCATCATCAAAAAGATATCAGTTACTCAAAGGGCGAATCCGCGAATACGGAATTGATGAAGTCCTTAATGCAATCAACAACGTCCGCGACAGTGATTTTCTTCGAGGAGAGAATAACAGAGGATGGATGATAACATTTGACTGGTTTGTTAAACCGAATAATTTTCTTAAGACGTTGGAAGGAAACTACAACAAGGAGGGACAGCATGGAACCACTAGAACAGCTCAAAGACATGTCAAACCGCTTATCCCATTTGAACAATGCGGAGGAAGCGAAATCTCAGACACTCCATTTGCAGACTGATTGTCCTGATTGTGGCGGTTCTGGTTGGATATGGTCAAGGGACGATAATGGCATTCCATATTGTGAAGAATGCCATTGCGGAATCAGAAAGAAGATAATCTTGCAGAACCAGCTGCAATTTGCTGAAATGCCGGATATGTACAAGGAATGCAGATTTTCAAATATGAAATGCAGCGTGTATCAACTTCCAGAAAGTAAGAAAATATTCATACAGGCGGCAAAAGCTGTTAAATATTGGATCGAAAATATCCAACAGATGCAGAAACAGGGAATTGGGCTGTACATATATTCAAATACTAAAGGTTCTGGAAAGACAAGACTTGTATGTAGCATGGCAAATGAGATGATAGAAAAGCATCAGAAATCGGTAAAATTCACAACATCCCTAAAAATTCTTGATGAGATAAAGTCAACATGGGGAGAACGAGGAAAAAACGCAGAGAATAAGCTGATTAGTGATTTGACTTATGCGGATATTTTGATTATTGACGATTTTGGTGCGGAATCTGGGAAAGATTGGATTAATGAAAAATTCTACGGAATTATCAATGGTCGGTATGTGGACAAGAAAACCACAATTTTCACCAGTAATTATCCTATTTCCCGATTGAAATATGATGACCGCATTACGAACAGAATTTTAGAGCGATCATTGGAAATCCCTTTTCCTGAAGAATCAGTCAGGGAACACATAGCGGATGCAATGAAACAGGAACTTATCAAAAAGATTCAAGGCGGTGAAAATGGAAAACAAGCGTAAACCGTGGAGAAAATTAACACCACAAGAAATTCAGAATTTGACTAATCGTCAATGCACAAACTGCAAGTTCTATCCGAAATCAAACGGCACATCAGGGAAAATGCAACCGTGCGATTATATTTTTATGGTCGGTCATAGTCGAGGATGCGACCCAAGAGATTGCGTAAAAGAAGGCAAATTTGAATATGCAGCAACAAAGAAAAGGAGAAAAGTATGGAGGGCAAAGACGAAAAGTTAGATATCACGCCAGAACTTGTACTTATATGTAGGAAAGTAATACGACAATACGCAAAGCAAATTGGTAGGCATGATTGCCACAAATGCATCATATATACAGAATGCGAGCATGACTTTGCCAGATGCCCGGAATTATGGAAGGACATCAGCCTATGAGAAGAATCAGCGAAATGTACAAACGTTCGGGTGGTACGAACTATGAACATCAATGCTTTGAATGCGCGATGTTTAAAAACGTTAAAAGATGCAAATGCTTAAATTACGAACTGGATGCTGACTGGAATCCAAATTGGACAGCCTGCAAATTTTTTACAAAAGATGAAATAGAAGAAATACAAGGACAGATGAATATTTTTGATTTTGTGAATTAGGAGGGATGTCATGTGACCGATAAGATAGTCATGCTGATTATAAATAAGAGATTATATGATGAAGGTATAATAAGTCGAGAAGTATATACAAAAATCATCACGCAAATAAATAAATGTTAAAAAGCATTGAGCGAAATCATTGTATGGAGTATAATATAAATGGTTTCGCTCCTTTTTGAAGGAGAATCGAAATGAACATATACCATACAAGAGAAAGGCTAAGAACCCGTTCTATTTATGATTTGAATTTACGAGTTGCTTTTTACGCTCGTGTAAGTACAGATTCCGAAGATCAGCAGGTATCCATTGAACACCAAACCCAGTATTATAAAGAATTCATTAAAAGCAATAGAAACTGGAAGTTTGCTAAAGGATATATTGATAATGGCATATCTGGCATACAAACCAAACATCGTGAGCAGTTCAAAGAAATGCTTGAAGATGCAAAGAACGGGAAATTTGATATGCTTATCACAAAAGAGATCACGCGTTTTGCCAGAAATACACTTGACAGTATCCAGTATACTAGGCAAATGCTTTCTTGGGGCGTATGCGTGTGGTTTCAGAATGACAACATCAACACTATTGATGAAGACAGCGAACTTCGATTGACGATTATGGCTGGCGTCGCACAGGATGAAGTCCGAAAGCTTTCTAACCGTGTTAAATTTGGACACAAGCAATCTATTAAAAACGGGGTTGTTCTTGGAAACTCTAGGATTTACGGATACGACAAAAAAGATGGAAAACTCACGATAAATGAATCAGAAGCTCAAATGGTTAGAATGATTTTTGAAGACTATGCATCCGGCGAATGGACAACGCCTCAATTAGAAAAAAAATTATACAACATGGGCTATCGCAATTACAAAGGCGGTAAAATCGACAGGAATGTTATTCGCCACATTATAAGAAACCCAAAGTATAAAGGATATTATGCCGGTGGTAAAGTTAAGATTGTTGATATGTTCACCAAAAAGCAGGAGTTTCTTCCAGAATCAGAATGGGTGATGTTTAAAGATGACGGAAGCCATGTTCCACAAATCGTTGACGAAGAAGTGTGGAAAAAAGCAAACGAATATATTGATGCACGTGGCGAGATTGTAAAAACCCGTAGAACATCTATCAAAAAGAGTGAAAATGTGTTTACAGGGATGCTTATTTGCGGAAATGACGGTGCATCATATTGGCTTAAACAAAGAACACTTCGAGGAAAAGAAGATGTTAAATGGGTTTGCAGTAAGAAAATAAAAGAAGGTGCTGCAAGCTGTGATTCTTTTTACATCGATGACAGAGAACTTCGAGAAGTTATTGCGAAATTAATTCGTGAATCTTCTGGTGATATTGAACAAATTGCCGAAAAGTTCATTAAAATATATCATTCATCCATGAACCAGGCAGACGCATCAACTGAAATTAAAAGACTCGAAAAGCAAATAAATGTCGCTGAACGAAAAAGTGATAAGCTACTGGAATACAATCTGGACGGAGCTATTAGTGATGCTGTATTCATTGAAAAGAGCCAAAAACTAGAAGCTCAAATTGAAGAATATAAGAAGCAAATTGAAAAACTGTCAACCATACAGGATGATATTGTTCCGATAGAAAACCAAATCAGAGCAATTGCACATTCCGTAAAACAGCTTGATGGAATCGGCCCGGACGACATAACCAAGACAGTTGTAGACAGTTTTTTGAAAAAAATAGTTGTTAATCCAATAGGAGAAAAAGAAGCAAAGCTGGTATTTTATTTGAAAGATGGAATTACGACAGAAATGTCATTTGTTAGCGGAAAAAGTATGCGTTGTTCGGTGAACTTATTTAACCCCATATTCACGGAACGAAGCACTACATTTTACAGAGCTTTACGCAGCTTTCCGGGACACAAAGAGCCCGTAAAATACACATATTTCTTTGCTTTTTGATTAATTACTAAAGAGTAAATTTCAAGGAGCGAAACCGCAGTAATAATGATTGAGGAACGAAGCATGAAAGCATTAGGAGATAGTCATACCGCATATGATGTAATGAGAGAATACATGATTATAGGAGCAGAACTGGACGGAAAATATCAGATACCGATGTTAGATAGATACACAGGGCATCCGGGAGAAGATACGGTTGATTTCAAGGATAGTTTCAGTTTGAAGATTAAGAATCACCGCAAGCTTACAGTGAATTTCTACATCCACGACTACGAATTTGAAAAAATTTGGAATAATCCAGACAGATACCTGGAACATTTAAAATGTTTCCATAGCGTAATCGGCCCTGACTTTTCCATGGCAGTGGGAGAGAATGGGATGCCATTTGCAATGAATATCTATCAGAAATACCGTAATCATGCATTGTCTCATTATCTCAGCATGAACGGAATTAAAGTTATTCCGAACGTAAGCATACCGCCAGAGTATTGCTATGACTGGGCTTTTGATGGTGTGCCAAAAAGAAGCACCGTAGCATGTTGCACCAATGGAAGAATTAAATCCAGAGCATCCAGAGAAGAATTCTGTATAGGCTTTAAAGAAATGGAAAGGCGCATAGAGCCACTGCGAGTTATCGTTGTAGGGAAAATACCACCTGAACTCAATACGGACGTGGACATCATCAATTTCAAGACCAGAAGTCAGAAGATCAAGGATAAGGAGGGAAAATATGGGGTATAGTACTGGAAACTCATTGAGAAAGAAATCGAAGACCAAAAAACAGGAAGAACGAGAACAGAGGATGAAGAGTGGAACCGCAATAAAGAAGAAAAGAAGCACTGGTAAAGTAGATCATCTAAATAAATTGAAATAATTTTACATTTTCCACAGTCCCAAAATAGATGTTATAAAAATATTTGTACAAAATTACAAATAAATAAAAATTATAAAACGACCCGTATCCATGGAAAAATGATTTTTTTCGTTCAAAATCCATGCTTCGGGTCTTTTTGAATGTCTGTGAAAATTAGTACTCGTGAGACTTCATAGTAAAGTGATGATGCATCAAGGAATATACCCGCGGCAAAATATGCCGCCATCCGATGCACACGATCATACTAGAAACATTGTAATTAATTGCGTAATTGCGTCTGAAATCAATTTGAATGGCATAAGCCTATACTTTATCGGGCAACGATATAAAACGGATTAAAAGTCAAAATACAACGTTAAAACATTATAAAGCAGTAAAACGGGATACAATATAATAAGCCAATGCTATTATAAAACTCGTAAATATGCCTAGAATCAATTCAATAATTACAGTTGATAAAATACACATGTAAGCATATAAGTGGCTGTAAAACGTCAAATAAGCGCTTACAAGGATAGCGAAACCGACAACAGCTGCATAAACTGGACAGAATCTAAGTCGGCAGTTATCCCATTGACATATATAACCATAATACGCCCTTTATATTTTGCCGTCAATCCTTTTGGTTGATTGCATAAAACTGCCTAGAAACGATTTTACAGCCGTATGCGGTAAAATGTGCTACAAGCCAGTTAAAAGCTGTTAAAAGCCGTATAAAAGGCACTACAGCAGGAAGCCCGGCACAGGTCACGAATCAACGTCGCCCGGAGTGGATGCAGGGCACGAGAAAAAGAGCAGTGCTTTACCGCTCTAAATAGTTTATATGTGCGACCCGGGGCAAGCCCTGAAAGAACTCAGAAAAACCGCCGTCAGTGATATTATATTGACGGTCAGATGTCGGAATGATGCTTCCGTTCTTAATCTCCATGCAAGAAAGTTGCAAATGATCTGCTTTTTTTGGTGATCTATGCAGCGCGTACCGCATCACGGACACCGTCCCAGACTGACACCGCACCGGCGGCAAGTCGTACCAGATTATCGGCACAGAACCGGAAGCGACCGCAAGAAAAACCTTTGCCGCTTCCTGGCGTGCGGTATCCTCTATTTTTTCGACTTCTGAAAAATCACCGCTTTTTATAGCGGTGATGGTTTGTTTTTGCGTAGCTTTTCTGATTTCGATTATTTTTTCGCTCATTAGCAGAACACCTCCCCGAACATATACGAACCGTTGTTTTTAAAACATTTGTTCCAGGTTGCAACAACTTCTTCAGCTTCTTTCCTGGATCCGCAAAGGTTCGCTGCTGTGATGCCTTCTATTTCAAGCTTTGAAAGCAAGTTATCACTTTCAGAAACCTTGACGGCGTAAGCATAGTTTTTTCCATTCTCTGTCACCTGTACAGCGATATAACTTATTTTCTTTTTCATATCTTTTCTTTCTTCCCTGTACCCATGGGAGCCGGGTGTTAAAATAAAAGGCGTTGCCGGGAATCGAACCCGACGGAAACCATTACGCCTAATTTAAACAAGCATTTATTTTCTTTTCCAGATGTGGGAACGCTTCGCAAATTTCTTGTACACTGTCGGCGTAGTAGTCACCTACGATTTTTCCGAAAATGCGAAGATTTCCAGAATAAAAACAACCCAAATCATTGAACCAGATATCAAGCCCGGTCACCTGCTCTTTTTTGTCGTTGTACCACATATCGATTTTAATCATGTTTTCTTATCCTCCTTAATTTTTGTTAAAAGACCGCCGGGGAAATGCTCCCCGGTACGCTTGCCGGTCTGTTAATCGCGGATATACGACCAAGCATTTACTTTTGTTGTTCCATACCTTTTTAAATATGTATCAATTCGTTTTTCAAATGCTTTTCTGACTTCTTTAAAACCGCCAATAATTTTCTGGATATCGTCCGCGCCAAGCTTTTTTATATCCTTGCAATTAATCCAACGCATCGGGGTAAATTCTGGATTATATCCGGTTTTCACCACCGTAAAAGCCTTTAATTTGCTGTCGTCTGGCTGCCCTGTATAATGAGTGTATGTATAACACTCGTATTCATAACCGTTCAAACATTTTTCGAGATCCTCTATATTAGAATCAATCTTTTTTAGATTTTGGCCTTTAAAATATTGCTCACTTTTTTTGGCTAATGCTACCATGCTTTCAGCGGCTTCCATTTCTTCGTCGGTGCAAGTACCATAAGAACCAGCACCAAAACAAAAGTCCTTTTCTATAGATGGTTTTTCAATATCTGTAATATCTCCATTTGAAAATTGAACCACATAAGCACATTTTTTCTTTGCAAAATTTTGCATATGCTCATCTTCCCATACCTCTGTTTTAATAATATTCATGTACATTTCTTTTAATTCTTTCTGCGTCATAGTTTTATTACCTCTTTTTCTATTTTTTTGAAATCCGGCGGTTACGTTTGGACTACGGCTTGACCGCCGCCGGAGGGAAATTATTTAATTTTTGTATCTGTCCAGATATCAAGGATATGACGAAAACAATTTAATTCGTCAACAGTAAATCCCCCGTCATTTATATGGAATATTGCATAGTCTCCATATTGTTTGTTGATATCCTGCACATAGTTGTAAAATTCTTCAAAGCGCTCTAAGCGGTCAAAATCTAAAATATACCATTTATAACCGGCCGGAAGAGTTTTTATAAAGTCTTCCGCGTTGCTTGGATAACTAAAAGCCCCAGCAACGTTGATCTTACTTTTTTGGTCGTCTTGTGTGCTGCGGTCGATCATTGTGAACACCGCCCAGTTAAGCTTGCTTAAATAATCTTTATTCATTTTGTCTTTCCTCCTGTGTGCTGTTCTCTGTTGATGGTTATATATTATCACTAAAATTAGAGAATGTCAATATATAAATCACAAAAAATAGAGAAAATATTTCTTGACAATCAGAAACGAAAAAGTTACATTATATATAGAAGAAACGAACAGGAGGGATACAAATGTTAGAATATAAAATCAATGTTATAGAAGAACTTGCAAAAATCGGTGTAAACACCACAAAAGCAAAGAATACAGGACTTTTCGGACAAGCAACAATGCAAAAATTTAAAAAAGGAGATACAACAATATCTTTGGATAATCTTAATAGACTTTGTGCAGTTCTGGAAATGCAACCAAGAGACATTATAAAATATGTAGAAACTGATAGCGACAGAGAAAAAATAATCTCTAAAATAAGTGAAAAAAATATTGACATTCACTAAAATTAGAGATATAATTGTAGCTGTAAGGAAACAAAAACCTTATAGACTACAGAAAGGAGAAAACATGGACAACATGACAGACAAACAATTACAGTTTATTGCATGGTTGATCACAACAGCAACTGACAAATGCGAAACCATTGAAGAAGTCCGAGAAATGAACAACGAAATTAGAAAACATTCAGCCGGACTTCTCAAAGAGAACACGAAGGAAAACGAATAACCAGAGGGGCGAGCAATCGCCCCAGACAATAAAGGGAGGGAAAGCAATGAAAAAGTATGAATTTAACAAAACTGAATTAACCGAAAAGGCATTCGTAGTATATAGCGACAGCAGCTTTACATTCTGGAAAGATGAAGCCGGGACGTTTTACAGAAGCGACAACTCGAACAGCGAAAAAGTAGAATGCGGAACAATTAAAGACGTAAACGAGTTCCTTGAAATGTTTGCTTAATAAAAAAGCCCTTTGGTAAATTCCAAGGGGCTTTTATCATGCTTTTTGTGGCGGCTTTTAGGACAGGTACAGAACTGCCGCCGAAGTCCTGACATAATTATTCATAGCACAATATCGTCAAAAAGTCAACGACAATTTTTGCTTGACTTTTTGAAATCATTCTGTTATGTTCGATATAACGAAGCCGACGGAACTCAGGAAGGGGCAGGGCTGACAAAGCGGAATCGTAACTGAACACAGAAATAAACATAGCCAGATTATGCCGGATTAGATGCCGGAAGGTCTGGCTTTTTGTGTGTTCAAAACGCCCTATTATAATATTATATATATTAATATTATGGATTATGAATATCTATAATTATAGTTATTCCCTGTCCCTTCCTAGATTCCAGAGGCTGAGTTGATTAATATAATATTGTATATAGTATATATAGTATATATAATATACATAGATATAGTATATGTTGTTTTATGAGATTGACTAAAAGTTTTAAATAAATAGTTGACAGAACAACAACTTGTATGTTAATACTGTTAATAGAGATACAGATACAGACCGAAAGCGAGAACGAACCGCTGGAGGACTGAACCGGTTAGCTACTGGACAACGAACCAGAGCCGACCGGATTTTTTTATTTATAATGATTTAATAGATTAACGTTATAAAGTGAGGTGATACAGTGAAGGATTCAAATACTATAACAACATCCCAAAATATAGAGGTATATGAAAACAAAATATGGTTATTGGTAGATGAATATATAAACACTGTATTATGCATACATCAAGAAGATTATGACAATATAGAAAAGTATAAGAAAGATATAGCTAATAATCGTATTGATATGTTTTTTTATATTGCTGATCGTATTGAAAAACCAAGTAATAATGATATAGAACTATTAGACAGTATATTTAATATATATATACGTGTATGTGGTAGATATAGTATATCGCCTACTTTGCAGATGTTTGGAATATTAGTTGGAATTAATAACATGACGTTTAGCGATTGGGCGAACGGAGACTATAGAACCGCCTCAACACATGGCATAACGGTCAAAAAATGGAAAGAAACATGTGGAGCCTTTGCGTTGGATAAATTACACAACCAGGACGGTACGAATGCTAACTTGATATTTGCTTGTAAAGTAGCTTACGGCATGGCAGAGACGGCACCAATTCCAGCAGGGCAGCAACAAGGCATACCACAGCAGACAGCGCAGCAGATCGCAGACAAGTACAAGGACGTTCTGGAGCTTCCAGAGATGGAAAAGCCGGAGTTATAACAGCGTGGAACGTACACAAGATCGTTGAAATGTACGCAGAGCACGAACAAACAGACCAAAAAAGGGCAGGCATAGCAGTATTTGGTAGATATGCACATATATAACAGTTGAATTTGTGCATGATGTATAGCAAATCAAAGCAATCTATCGAACAAATCTGTGTTTGTCGTATAGATGAAATGATAAAGTCATTGGCACTCTATTGACCATTGCCGAAGACATCCGAGAAACAGCGTTAAGACCGGGACAGTGGAAACCAGAAACAGACCCGGGAGGGGGTGTATATGGATGCCCCGAACGGCCTAATGAGTGCCCCGACTGCCCCAAAATTTAAAAAACGCCCTTTTAACAACAATCCCTCAACATGGCAAAAATAGTGATTGCAACACGACAAGCCATAAGCCTTAATGGTTTCTCAGCCAGAAGAAATAAGGCAATATCAGAAAGGCAGGTATGAGAATGAATAGAATGATGATTTTTAGCAACCCAGAATTTGGAAATGTAAGAACGGTGACAATAGACGGGAATCCGTGGTTTGTTGGTATAGATGTAGCGACAGCCCTCGGGTACCAAAATGGTAGTCGAGATATTCAAAGACATGTAGAAAAAGAAGACAAAGCAGAAGTTCCATTCTATGACGGGAATCAAACAAGAAATATCATTGCAATTAATGAATCCGGGCTTTATTCGCTGATTTTTTGTAGCAAGCTTGAAAAAGCAAAAGACTTCAAGCGTTGGGTAACAGCTGAGGTTCTTCCCTCTATTCGAAAAACAGGAAAATACGAAGTTGGACAGAAAATTGATTCCTACCAGATTAGCGATCCGATTAAACGTGCTGAGAGATGGATTGAAGAACAACGAGAAAAACAGCTGCTTGAGCAGAAAGTAAGAGAGCAGAAACCTAAAGCGGATTATTTCGATAGCCTTGTAGATAGTAAATTACTTACAACGTTCCGCGATACAGCTAAAGAGTTTCATATGTCGCCTAAATCATTCACACAATGGCTAATAGACAACAAATACATTTATCGTGATAAACAGAAAATGTTAAAGCCTTATGAACAGCACAGAAAATCTGGTCTGTTTCAGATGAAAGATTTTTCAACGCCTTTCGGATACTCAAATGTTCAGACATATATTACCGTCAAAGGCAAAGAAACATTTCGATTACTTCTGCAAGGACAGGGAGCTATTCCAGTATGAAGAAAATGAAATACAATCCCGAAGGCGAATCCATCCGCATCCGGTTGCCGTACCAGCTAGAACGAAAACTCATAGCTGAGAAGAACCGAACCGGCAAAAGCGTATCGCAGATCACCCGTGAAGCACTAGCAGAATATTTTCGAAAGAGGTAGGTAAATGTCGATACTCGAAAAATTTTTCAAAAATAAAAAAGGCGATTTTGGAAAGGAACGAAACGAATGAATAGAAATCAAAAAGTTTATTATGTGTACGTAGAAAACGGAAAAGCAGTTATTACAGAGGAAGCACCGGGCTTCGATAAAGTTCACGATTACATGCTAGTGAAAGCGGATGGAATCGAGCTTTTTATGGGAGTACATAAGAACCAGGACGATTTAATGCTTCCAGATAAACCGATTGATGTAGCGACTATGCTGATTGATGCCGAAGTAAGTGCTAATTTAGGGGATAAAGGAACATTAACTTGCCCGAAATACGACTCAAATCAGCTCAGAGAGATTGCAGAACATCTTCTAGCGTATTGCAATGCACAAGAAAGGGGATGTGTAGATGCCTGTTGTAAGAATTATAAATCCGAGGCCGTATGATTGGATGGGGACACAGTGCTTTATTGACGGACATGAAGTCCCAAGAGTAAAGTCTGTTGATTTCCATGTTGCAATTGATGAAGTTCCGACATTTGTATTCGAGATGATGGCAGAGCCGTATATTGAAATGGAATGTCTGGCACAAATTAGTTTCACTTCTCAATCAATTACTGATGCAGTTTCAGTTTTAAGGCATGAACTGTTACAACACGGGGAAATTTACCACGGCTTCAAAGCAAGCCTAAAATCGGCTTTAGAGCGTTATAATTATTGTGGCTTGCCATTTGAGCCGGAAGAAGAAATCGCAGAGAAGATACTTAATTTTATGATTGGAGAGGAAAAATGAGATTACCATTAACGATCATTGCTGTAGCAATCAACATAATAGTGTTCACAACGTTGGCTGCATTCCTTATGACGCAAATTAACGAGCAGAAAATACCGATGTTTTCTACTTTCTTCTTTACAGTGTTGGAATTAGGACTTATTCTGAATACCATATTAATCTGCACAGCGAGGTAAAAATATGCTTTTAGCATTTCCTACGAGGATTATTCCGTTTTTTATCATAGAACGGGTTAAACCTATAATCAAACCGGAAGGATACGCTTGCCCGATTGTGGAGCGGTACGCAAGCAAATATTCTTTACATCCAACTTAGTGTAAAAAAATTTCTGTAGTCGATTATATTAAATTCGATTTTCTCCACATATATATTGTTTGCATTGCAGAAATAGTAATTATATCACACACAATTCTTTCTCCTGCTTTTGTAATGGTGCGGAGTGGGAGAAAGATTTTAGGGCTATCGCCAAGTGGTAAGGCACAGCACTTTGACTGCTGTATTCGCGGGTTCGAATCCCACTAGCCCCATTTGTCGGGTTGCGCATGTACCTGGCAAAGGTTTATTTCACATAGACCCTCCGATACCCATCTAGCTCAACGGAGCTGTCTAAAGGGGCTTCAAACGTCCCGGATGGGATTCCCGTATAGGTGACAGCAAAACCAAAAAAGGGAGCCTTTGTTGCGACTGGTGGCAAAGAATCGCAACAGTAGAAAATATGGCTTTGAGGTGCTGGTAATATTTTCTACTCAGGAAATTTAGTTCAGTGGTTAGAACGCCCGGCTCATAACCGGGAAGTCCTGAGTTCGAATCTCAGAATTTCCATTTCTTCCATATGCTGCCCATCCGTTTTATGGGCAGAAAAAACTTTCGGATGAGCGTATGTGAATCAGAATGAGCAAAGATATGTAACGGCATAGGCTTGTGCTTGATCTGATTTCCCGTCCGATGAATGTTTCTTAGTTTCAATAAGCCATCACAGGTGCACATTGATGACAAGGGAGTTTTCAAGAAACATAAAGTCAAAAGGCATAATAATATCCGAAACAACTCTGTGTGACTGACACAGCATAAAACAGCCTAGTGGAAAGCATAACACGATAAACATATTGCTAACCCGGGAATCCGGGTTTTGGGAGAATATTCCGTAGAGGTAGCGGGGCAGACTGTAAATCTGTTGCCATTGTGGTTCGGATGGTTCGACTCCATCTTCTCCCACTGCCCCAGTTTGTCGGTTGTGGGAAACCGACGGAACATGTCTGTGTTCTTTACTGCAAATAATTTTATAGGTTCAAATCCTGTTGGGGCAATTATGTGATGCTTACAGCAATTCATCTGGACATAACTGCTAATTATGAAAACCAAAAGCATCATGAAAAAATTATGGGACACTTACAGCAAATTATTCCTTAAATAAAATCTTAGGCGAATATTTTATAATTCATTTTATTTCTTGTGTCCTGAAAGGAGAAGAATATGGATTTCGCAAACGCAATGAAAGAGGAAGGCAAATTCATAAGAACCGAAAATGGCGCAGTTGCGCTGAATACCACAAGTGATGCAAGGCTTGATCTATTCGGAACTATTGGTGCATTAAGAGATGCCGACGAGAATAGAATCACTACATTGTTCTCAGAAGCGTATGCACAGGACAAACTTTTTGCAACAAAGATAATTTTCTATGCAAGAGATATTCGTTGCGGACTTGGAGAAAGAAAAACTTTCCGAACCATTATTCGTTATATGGCGGAACATCATCCAGAATCACTTAGACCGAATCTTGATTTGATTGGAATGTTTGGAAGATACGATGATCTTTATGAATTGATTGGAACGCCACTGGAAGATGATATGTGGAAGACCATGAAAAATCAGTTTGAGGGAGACTTGAAGAATCTTAATGAGGGCAAAACAATTTCTTTGCTTGCTAAATGGATTAAGACGGCTGATGCAAGTAGCACAGAGACTAGAAAATTAGGAATTCTGACTGCACAGAAGTTAGGCTACCCGGTTTACAACTTTAAGAGAATCGTTCGCAATATGAGAAAACAGATAGGCGTTGTCGAAAGCCTCATGTCTGCCGGTAAGTGGAACGAGATTAAATATCCAGAAGTTCCAAGTCGTGCAATGATGATTTATCGTAGAGCCTTTGCGAAGCATGATCCAGATGGATTCAGCGAATTTATCAATAAAGCCGACAAAGGAGAAGTTAAAATCAATGCTTCAACCTTGTACCCATATGACATCGTGGAGAAAATTCTTTACGAAAAAGAAAACAACAAAGTTCTTGAAGCACAGTGGAAAGCACTTCCAGATTATGTTGAACAGGGAACAAATGCACTGATAATGGCTGATGTATCTGGCTCAATGTATGGAAGACCAATGGCAACATCAATCGGTTTGTCAATATATTTCGCTGAAAGAAATACGGGTGCATATCATAACTTGTTTATGACATTCTCTAGCAATCCACAGATTGTCACATTAAAGGGCGAAACACTTCACCAGAAAATAATCAATGTTGCAAAAGCAAATTGGGGCGGTAGCACAAACCTTAAAGCTGCATTTGAGAAAGTACTCGATATTGCTGAAGAGAACAACGTTTCGCAAGAAGAGATGCCGAAAGCTATAGTTGTTATTTCTGATATGGAAATTGATTACTGTGGAAATAAGGACTGGTCTTTCTATGACAAAATGGCAAGCAAATTCCGAAAAGCCGGATACATCATTCCGAATATTATCTTCTGGAATGTCGACAGCAGACATGATGTGTTCCATGCAGATGCTACAAGAAAAGGTGTGCAGCTTGCAAGTGGTCAGTCGGTAACAGTATTTAAACAGGTATTACAGAATCTTGGATATAATCCGATTGAGGCTATGGAAAACACAATCAATTCAGAGAGATACGATTGTATCACTGTTGAATGAAATATAAGGTGAAAATCAACCCAGTTTCTAAGCTGACCGTTAAAGGCGGTGCATGGTGCATTGCTGTAATGGTATCAGAGTAGGTTGCTAACCTATCCAACAGAAATGTTGTACACGTTCGAATCGTGTATGCACCGCTTCATCTACCATGAGTAGATAGGAAATCCGACTTTAGCATAGCTATTGTTGGTTTTCGGAATGTATCTCAGTTGGGAGAGCGGAGGACGCATAGTCCTTGACGTCGCAAGTTCGAATCTTGCCTTTCCGATTCCTACGAATTGCCATCGTAGGAATAAATTACTCCTAAAGTATGGTTTGGTTTCCAGTACTCCACGTTGGGTGGCTAGTTGCGGTTCAAGTCCGTGTACTGGAATTTTTGTTTAAGGATGTGACTTATGGAAGAAAAATGTTGTAAGAATTGCAGAAGACATGATGACTTCACATGGGTTTGTTTCAATGGTGTCAGTGAATATTGTGCAGACTTTAGATGTCTTGATGATAGTTGTGAATGTTGGGAGGGTGTAAATAATGAAAATTCATGAAGCGATACGTCTGAGAAATGTATACGGTGGAGAAACGACTCTTAATGGTCTTGTAAGTCTAATACAAGGAAATAAAATTCATAGATGCCCGAAGTGCGGCGGAAGTGGAACTACTATCAAAAGAGTAAATCGTGCACAATACTGGGAGTGTTGCGATGATTACAAAGAAATAGAAGTTACTTGCGACTTATGTAACGGCGAGGGATACACCGAGAAAATATACAAGCCTAAAATGGTACAGGATGGATGGAAATGCGAATAGCAGGCAAAGAAATCAACGATGAATGTTCCAAGTGCGGAAATATTCTCGAATGCGAGTTGTTTCGACAGGGACATGGAATAAAACAGGAACGTGAGAATATAGCAAAGATGATCGAGTGCCAGATGAAACACAGGGAGGGCAAGGAAAAATAAAATTATGGAAAATAATTTATCGTTACGAGACAAACGTAAATGTCCGTTTTGCGGAGGAGTAGTAATCAATACAGGAGTGGATTTCTTTTGCGGTGATGTAGATATTATTGATTTGAGAACTGATGCAGAATGGATTTGTACAAATTGTAAAACTGAATTTGATGCTGAATTTGATTTTTCAATTGATGGAATTAAAAAAATTCATAACTTAAAAGCGACATTCTTTGATAGACGTAACAATGGTGTTAATGTGCTTGGAGAGACAAGCAATAGAATAAAAAGGTGATATAAAATGATTAAAAGACTTTATAATATCTGGTTTAAACAAAAAAACAAAGAATTTTACTCGCATTCCGGTGTTCGTAATGACGTTTGATTGGAATAAATTTCTAAAAGAAAAACTCAGTGGATGTGTAGATTATATCCGGGATAACTATGATATGGAAACGTTTACCAAAATCTAAGGGAGGTAGTTATGAGAATTGAAGACATGGCAACATGGACAGTAGATCAGTTGAAAAAAGAGGTTGTTCGGTTGGCTGATGAGAGAGAATCAAATCAACATGAAATTTTGAATTTGAAAGAAAAAATCGCAGAAATGGATAAATCCATAGACGAAATGACATTGTATATTGATTCTATGAAAGAAAAACTAAAAGCTATTTCTGATTCAAGACCAGATACAAAATGGTATGACGAACGGCATCAGTCCGATTGCATCACAATCAATCAGCTTCAGACCGCATTGGACGTAATGGTCGATCGATATGCACAACTAAGAAAGATTCATGGGTTGAACTGATATGGGCGTAGAAACAAAATGTTATCCAGAATGGAGGACGAAGATACAACAGGCACCTATCAAAGAAATTGCTGACTTTGCGAAATCATATCCGCACGAGTATATGAGAAAATGCTTAGAGCAATATCCGTATTGGGGAAACAAAGACAATGGTTTTGAACGGCAGAAAATTTAAGGAGATTTTTTAATGAGCATCAAATCAGCATTTGAATCTGAGGGAATAGACTTCTCTCAGGTAATGAACCCACCGGAGCCGTGGGACGGACGGGCATTAATAAAGAACATCAATGGCAAACTGTGGTATTGTTGTCCTTTTTGTGAGAAGAAAGCACTTCTGATTAGCCCAGAGACAAAAATTCGGCATCTTAAATTGAAATGCAAGGGTAGCAACTGCAAGAAAGAGTTCGAGGTGAATGTATGAGTACTTGTTATGATTGTGCGTGTTCAAAAATTGAAACAGACGGAAGCGATGCGGAAGAACTTCAAAAGACTAAACCTGTGGAACTGGACGAACTTTCGGAAGAAACCAAGTTTAGAATTTATAAATTAATTGTAAATGAAATTGGAAAGCATTTTTACAATTGCGAGATGCGTATGTCATATAAAGACTTTATACTTGTTGAGGATTGCATCAGAAAAGTTTTGCAAGGAGAACAAGATGAACACAAAACGGATTAAATGTATTTTGACAGGTGGATGCAAGTTCAAAAGTTCTGATACAGAATCGAAATGTAATGACAAAGAAAAAACTTGCACTATTACAGAAACTTGCTGCAAATGCGGAAAGAAATATACAGCGGTATTTACTTACAAACAATTAGGTATTCCAGATTGAGGTTAATGTATGAGAAAATATTTTGTAGTAAATTTTCCAATAAAGATTTTTGCTAAAGACAAAAAAGTTGTCGATGCGTTGGCAAATATTGATGTGTACCATGAAAAAGATAAGAGAATTATTTTTGTAGAATTTGTCACACTTTATACTGTTTTTCCAAAAGAATGTGTTTTTGAAATAGGATATCTTAAAAAGAAATTCAAATTCTTACATGTTGAGCCACACGTATCTGATTCTGGACTATATAAAATAAAAATTCAATATAAACGAGAAGAAGATATAAAAGAAAAAGATGAGTGGTGGTATTCACTTAGAAGTATTGTGAGGTGAGTAAATGAAAAAGATACCAACATTATTTGAGCGAGAATTTAAAGACCATAAGGTTGTAAAGGTTCTTCCGAAAGTGCATCCGGGCATGGAATGGGTACTTAAAGGAGAAGGTGTTGCAACAGTCAAATACGACGGTTCTTGCTGCGCGATAATTGACGGAGAATATTATAAAAGATATGACTGCAAGAAAGACAAAATACCACCAGAGGGATTTATTCCTTGTTGTGAGCCAGATTCCATTACAGGTCATTGGCCGGGATGGGTAAAGGTTGATGAGAATAATCCGTCTGATAAGTGGTTTGTAAAAGCGTATAACTTTTCAATGCAATGTAATCTTAGCCCATGGGTGGACGGCACGTATGAAGCTATTGGAAAACATTTTAGTGGAAATCCATATAACTATAATTACGATGATCTTGTCCCGCATGGGAGAAATGTTGTAGAAGTCGAACGAACATTTGAAGGAATCAAGAAATATCTTTCCGAACATAGAATAGAGGGATTAGTTTTCTGGAAAGACGGAAGCCCACAATGTAAAATCAAGCGTTCAGATTTTCGTTTTGAATGGCCAGTAAAGGGGGATTTATGAATCCAGTATTTATATTTCTAGTGATATGCGGGGCAGTGGCAGTATGGTTCCTGCTTTATAAATTATTTCAACCACTAGGTAAATTATTGAATCACATTGGCAGAAATGCTATTGATGAGTTAAATAAAGACGAAAGTCAAAACAAGGAGGACAAAGAATGAAGAAAGGACTTTTAGGTGGAATCGGATTAGCTGCTGTAATCGTTGCAGGACTTATATGCGTTGCAAAGTGTAGTGTAAGGGTTCCTGCTGGTTACATTGCGGTCGAGTACAAAATGAACGGAGGAATCTCTAAGAATGTACTTACACAGGGATGGCATCTAATTTCACCTACAGTAAAAACTTCACTATATTCTGTTGGAATCGAACAGTCTTATCTTACATCTGAAGATAAAGGCGATTCTCCAAAAGACGAAAGTTTCAAGACACCAACAGCAGATGGCAAATCTCTTTTAGTTGATTTGGAATTTTCGTATAAATTCGATCAGAGCAGGGTAACTGATGTATTTACTCAGTTCAAAGGTCAATCCGGGGAATCTGTGAAAAATACCTTTATTAAGCCGAAAATGAAAGCATGGACGCAGGAAGTAACTGCGAAGTATCCAGTAACAGATGTTTTTGGTGATAAGCGCCAGGAACTGAATGAAGCACTTGACGAATATCTTAAACGGAAGTTTGAACCATACGGAATCATTATTGATACAGTAAACTTTACTTCTATTTCCACTGATGATGAAACACAAGCTGCAATCCAAAAGAAAGTAAATGCACAGCAAGAGCTTGAATTGGCCAATATTGAAGCTAAAACAGCCAAAGTACAAGCCGATAAAGATAAAGAAGTTGCACTGATTGCTGCTGAACAGGAAAAAGAAAAAGCAGCTATTCAGGCAGAACAAGCCAAAATTGATGCGGAAGGCAAAGCCGAAGCTATTAAGATTAAAGCTGAAGCCGAAGCGGAAGCAAACAGAAAGATTGCAGAATCACTCACTCCTGAACTGATTGAAAAACAGAAAATTGATAAATGGAATGGTGAAGTTCCGAAGATTCAGGGAAGTAACACTTCTACCATCGTAGATACAAGAGATATGACAGCCAATGAGAATGCTGAATAATAAATAAATCAGTCAGAGAGCCACATGAGAGCCAGACTAAATCCTAAGAAGAAAGGAGGTCTGGCTCTATTTTTATGCAAAAATTCACAGAAGGCTCGCTTGAATGGTATCGGGCAATTTTAAATCAAATCATTAATAGTGATATGACATTCTATCAAAACCAAAAAGATTGCCTTGATCTGCTGTTAAATATGAATATTGACCTTCCTTTCAAGGATAATCCAGATGCACGGAACATGGCAATGAAAGTCAGTCGGTACGCTCATAATAAAGCTGCGAAAAAGGCAGCAGTTACAGGAAGTGGTTCATTTGACGATTTGTACTGGCAGTATTTATTGATGGAAGCACAGAACTATCAGGTTGACAGCGGGCTTCTTTACCTTGAAAAGAACCGAATCCCGAAAGAACGATTCTATGAACCACGAAGAAATGTGTTCTTGCAGCATAACATCATAGGTTCACTGCAAGACCTGATGGATGACAAATTAGATATATTTGCATTAAGCGTACCTCCTGGTTGTGGCAAGAGTACTCTGGAAGATTTCTTTTTATCATTGGTAGGTGGATGGTTCCCGAATGACTTTAACCTGTCTTCGGCACACAGTAGCATTCTGACACGTTCCCTTTATGATGGTGTTCTGGAAATTATCAATGATCCCGTGGAATACACGTGGCATGAGATATTCCCTAACGTAGAAATTCAAGGAACAAATGCAAAGGAAACTACAGTCAATCTCGAAAGAAACGGACGATTTAAGACATGGACATTTCGTTCTATTGATGGCTCTTTGACTGGTGCCACTAGATGCAATAGATTTCTTACTGCCGATGACCTTGTGTCTGGTATTGAAGAAGCTTTGAATAAGAACCGACTTGATACCTTATGGACAAAAGTGGTAAATGACTTGCGTTCCCGTAGACTTGAGGGATGCAAAGAGTTTTATATTGCCACCAGATGGTCAGTACATGACCCTATCGGAAAACTACAGCAACTATATGCCGGAAACCCACGGGCAAGGTTTATTGCAGTTCCAGCACTTGATGAAAATGGAAAGAGCAATTTTCTGTTTACGGTAAATGGATTCTCAGAGAAATATTTCAATGATGCTAAAGAATCCATGGATGAAATTTCTTACAACTGTCTTTATCAGCAACAGCCGGTAGAACGTGAGGGATTATTATTACCACCGGACAAATTAAAACGATTCTTTTTCAGTAAAGAAGACGTGCCGGATGGATGCGCGGATGAATACATTATCATTCCAGATAAAGATGCAGATGCAATATGGGCGGTATGTGATACAAAAGATAAAGGAACCGACTTCGAATCATTACCGATTGCATACCAATACGGAGATAAATTTTTCTTTCCTGATGTGGTGTTTGATGACACTACAGACTATGACATTTTGGATAGAAAGACAGCAGATATTTTGATAAGACATAACCCACATAAGATTCGTTTCGAATCAAATAATGTCGGAAACCGTGTGGCACACAATATCCAGAAAATGATTACCGGAAAGTGCCGAGCTGAAATTGAGACAAAACCAACGTCAGCAAATAAAGAAACAAAGATTCTTGTAAATTCGGACTATATAGCAAAACATTTTTATTTTCTGCATCCAAGTCAGTACAAAGCAAAGTCTGATTACGGATTATTTATGGCTAATGTAACTACGTACACTACTAGGGCAAAAGTACCACATGATGACGGAATCGACTCTTTGGCTATGATGGCTGAGTACATACAAAATCCATTAGGTGGTAAAGCAACGGCAATGCAGAATCCATTTTGGGGAAGGAGATAGTATGGATATAAAGGAGTATCTGAATCAAATTCAACGATATGAAAAAGTTATAAATAACAAACTGGAAGAAATTGAGCACTTAAAATCACTTGCCACCAGTATTAGTGCTTCGGCATATGGCATTGAACGCGTTCAGACTTCAGGAAGCCAAGATAAAATAGGCGATACCATAGCAAAACTGGTGGACGCACAGCGTGAACTGGCTGATAATGTGGTAGAGCTTATGGAGAAAAAACAGAAACTCATAGATATTATAGAGTCTGTAAAAAATCCCCAGTATTATGATTTTTTGTATAAACGATACGTAGAGGGAAAAAAGCTAACTGTCATTGCAGATGAAATGGAATACAATGAAGAATATATTAAACAATTCCACGGGAAAGCAGTAAATTACGTAAAAGAAATGATTAATTTCAAAAGTTAGCACCTTTTCTTACTGAATATAACTTTCCGATTATGTATAATATATGATGAAAATGTATGAAGCATCGGGTGAAAACTCGGTGCTTTTTTCATGCTCAAAAACAGGAGGTATAGGCAGTGGGAAGAAACAAAAGCAATTTTGTTGACCTATGCCAAGGCGATTTTGGCAGAAAAACTGCCTACACTGGCGTAGCTCAAATTACTACCGAAAATGTTGTTCAAGTTCTATCTGATACGATTGGCACACATAATCGAAATAGAATGATGATTAATTATCTTTATCGGTACTACAAAGGCGACCAACCAATCTTATATCGGGAAAAGCTTGTGAGGCCGGAAGTAAATAACAGAGTTGTCGAAAATCACGCTCTGGAAGTTGTCAAGTTTAAGGCAGGACAAATATATGGAGAACCTATTCAATATGTCTGCAAAAAGAAAAAAGCAGATAAAAAGATAAATGAACAGGTCGATCTGCTGAATGATTATCTGGACGAAGCAAATGCGGATGCCCGAAATATTCAGCTTGGAATATACCAGAGTGCCGTAGGAACTGCATACAAAGCAATTCTACGAGAAGACGATTGGACAAAAGATTGTGATTTACCACCATTTAGAATTTTTATTCCGTATCCGGGAGATGTTTATATTGTTTATTCCAGAAACACAGGAAAAGCAATGCTATCTGTTCAAATATTGAAAGATGAAGAGAATCAGCAATATTATCTTTGCTATTCTTCAAATCAATATTTCAAGATAAAGAACGGACAAGTAACCGTCAGCGGCATTAATGGATTTGGCGGAATCCCAATTATCGAGTATCCAAACAACCATGACCGGCTATCTGATGTCGAAATTGCAATTACAGCATTTGATGCGATCAACAAGTATCAGTCGGATAGATTAAACGGTGTTGAACAGTTTGTTCAAGCATTTATGAAATTCAAAAACTGTGAAGTTGACGAGAATGAATTTTTGAAAATGGTCAAGCTAGGAGCAATATCTGTAAAAGATGCTGGAAACGGTGTTCAGTCAGATGTTGACTTGATGACTGCGGAATTAAACCAGTCGGAGAGCCAAGTTGCTAAAGACGACATTTACAATAATATGCTGATTGTAGAAGCAATGCCAAACCGCCAGAGCAACACCGGTGGTGATACTGGTAATGCTGTATATTTGCGTAATGGATGGGATTTTGCAGAGCGAGATGCAAAACTTGTTGAAGCATTCACAAAAGAAGCCGAAAAAGCTTCTGTCAGAATTATTCTCAACATCATTCACAAAACCTCCAATGATGTCAAGATTTCTACCAGAGATTTTGATGTCAAAATCACCAGAAACCCAACAGATAACATGCTTGTTAAAGCACAGGCACTTGATTATCTGTTCAAGAATAAAATTCACCCGCTTATTGCATTGATTACTTGTGGATTATTCAGCGATCCGCAAAAGGTATATGAAATGAGCTTGCCATATCTTGGAACTGTTTATCCCGAACTGGCAAACCCAGACGCAGAAATGAAGAAAGCACAAGAATTGATTAAAGATTTTAGTCAGAAATCAATTCAAAATCAATCAGCAACAATTTCTTCCACTGGTGAAGAATAGACGTTTTTACATCAATTATTTAAGGAATCTTGGAAAACTGAGATTCCTTTTTTAATACTCAAAAATATTGCAACAGCCCGTGAGCGCAAATCGGGCACAGATCATGTGCGGAGCGAACCGTGTGAACAAAGTGTGTTGGTCTGGAAGAAAGGAGATTTCATGACAAGAGAACAGGCAAAACAAGTACTTATCGGTATGGGAATTGAGGAGCCGTCTGATGAACAGGTGTCTAAATACCTTGATTCCGTTACAGGAGAAGTAAAGAAAGAAAAAGACAAAAATGCTTCATTACAAGAAAAAGCCAACAAGGCAGCAGACCTTGAAAAAGAATTGGAAGAGCTGAAACAGCAGAATATGACAGACGCTGAGAAAGCAGAACTGGAACGCCAGAAAGAAAAAGCTGCAAACGAGAAAAGAATTTCTGACCTTGAATCCGCACTTGCAACTTCCCAGAGAGAAGCACTGACAGGAAAAATCACTTCCATTTTTGCTAATGCAGGAATGCAAGGTGATGCCTACGCAGGAGCAATCAAAGCATTTTCCAATATGAATGAAGAAGATGCACTCAAAGAAGCACAGACTTTTGTTGATGGAATTTCCGAGGTAAATAAAACAACTCTCGATACTGCCAAGGCAGCTTGGGAAAAGGAAGTGCTTGAAAATACTCCAAACCCAGGCGGTGGAACCAATGGCGGCAAAAAGGAAGAAAAGAGTAAAGCAGAAGAATATTTCGAAAAATACTTACCTTCCAAAGGAACAGAAAGCAAAACAATCGGCACAAATGCCCCGGTTGATTATTTATAAGAAAAGGAGATTAAATTATGGCTTTTATGAAAACCGAGCAGTATAAGTCCACACCTAATATCCTTGAATCTGAGGTGGGATTAGTACTCAAAACTTACACAGCAGAACAGACAAATGCTGAAACAGTTGGAACTAAGAAAATTATCAAAGCAGGTTCTGTATATCCGACAAATGCAACAGGCGCAATCGGCATTGTGTTTGAAGATGTTGATATGACAGATGATGCTAAAAGACCGATTTCTGTGATTGTTGCAGGTCGTGTTCTTGAAAAAAGACTCCCAGTAACAGTTGATGAAACAGCAAAAACTGAACTTGAGAAATCAGGAATCGTTTTTGTAACTACAGAAGACCCAGTATTTTAAGGAGGTATGACAGATGCCATATAATGTTTTAGATACTATCACAGAAGAAGAGAGACTTAAGTTTTCCCAAAATTTTCCAGTACCGAGTGCTGGCATTCTGGACGTAATTTTTCCAAATGTAAAAACCCAGTTCTGGAAAGCAGAATATTACAGATTGATGAGTGGGCAGAACCTTCCTAAAGTAGCTTATGTTCATGCCCTTGATACAGAAGCACATATCAGTTCCAGACCTGGATTCGAAAAAGTAATGACTGAAAAATTCCTGATTAAGGAGAAAAGCAATCTGTCTGAAAAATTACAGGAAGCTATCGAAAATGGTGTCCCGGACGATGAATCTCTTACAAAATATGTTTTTGATGATGCAACAAGACTTTTCAAAAACGTATTTGAAAGAACAAAAGTTATGAAAGGTCAAATTCTTTCCACCGGCAAACTCAATATTAATGAGAACAGGGTGAAAATGGAAGTTGATTTTGGCGTTCCCGCTGATGCAAAAGTAGATCTTTCTGACTGGTCTAAGCCTGTTGCTGACATCATGGGAGATATTCAGAAAATGGTAGCAGTTGCAGAAGATAAAGGATATGTAGTTAACAGAGCCGTTACTTCTAAGAAAATGATTGGATACATGAGAAACAACGAAGCAATGCAGACAGCAGTTTTAGGCGCGGCTAATAAGCGTCTTCTGACCAAACAGGAACTTGCAAATCTGCTCATGCAGGAATTTGACATTGAAGTTGCCACATGCGAAGGAAAATTCAATTACGATAAAGCAGATGGAACTCTTGGAGTTTCCAGATACTTCAAAGAAAACGTATTCACTCTTTATGCAGCAGAAGCAGATGGATCCTTCGGCGCAGGTCTGTGGGGACCAACACCGGACGAAAATGCTTACAAAGCATTTATCGAACAGGAAAATCGTTCCTTTGTTACTTTATCCATGTGGGCTACACCAGACCCAGTTGCTACATGGACTAAAGCATCTGGTTTATTTATTCCAGTAGCTTCAAAATCCAATGGTGGTCTTATCATTGGTACAAAGGGGGAATAAACGGGCATAGTCTTGATGAGAACAGCCAGTCACCATCTGTAGCGAGTGCAGATAATGTATCAACACACAAGTATACAGAAAGTGAGCTGTCTAATATGACTGTACCACAGTTAAGACAGCTCGCAAGTGATAATGGCTATGCCCTGACAGCAACTAATAAGGCTGGTATCATTTCTGAAATATTATCTCAGCAGTAACGCAGAAAGAGGCGGTGAATTAAATGAATGAAGAACTTATGGAAGAATTATCACTTTATTTAGCAGATAATCCAGAATCTGAGGCCATACTCACTCTTTCTGTAAACCGGGCAATTCGTTCATTTAAAAATAAGCGAAATTACCCCTCTAGTTACACTGATGATAAAATCAAAAACGACATGAAAAAATGCTATGATTGTATTTTTGACTTGGCGCTTTACTTTCTGGTTAAACAGGGGGCAGAGTTCCAAGGATCACATTCTGAATCTTCTGTAAATAGAAGTTGGGAATCTGAAACCGAAATTTATATTAATCATGGTGTTTTTCCTTTTGCTGGAAGTTTCAATTAAAAAAGATGGGATGGAACGCAATGTGTTTTTCCTCCCGGCACGTTGCAGGGTTGCTCGTTAAAGCAGGGAAAGAGCAAAAATCTTATAGGGAGTGAAAGAAAGGAAAAGTGATGGGATGTGAACATGAGTGCTTTAACAATCACCGCTTCGAAGAAATTGAAAAAAATATTCATGATATGCAGGAAAAGCAGTCTGAAAGACACAAGGAATTTTATTCTAGAATTAATAAACTCGAACAGAAGACTGCCCTGTATAGCAATGACTTAGATCATATCAAAGAAACAGTCGATGAAATGAACAACAATTTAAAAATCCTCATGGCAGTCCCAGGCAAACGTTACGACACCATTATTGTATGCATTATAACGTCAGTCGTGGGAGCAGTTGTAGGATTTATGTTGAGCGGTGTATTTCCTATGTAACAAATTGATTCCACTTGTAAGGGAGGACGGTGGAGTTATATGAATTATGCAGATTTTTCAGAAAATGAAAGAAAATTTTACTTGCAAGAAGCAGGTTTTGATTCACGTGAAGAAAAATTATTTCGATTACGGGCTTATGACGAAAAAACATTATGGGAAGCATCTGAATTAATGGGGTACAGTCCCAGAACCATAGACCGAATCAATAAAAAAATAAAGCAAAAAATTGCCAAAGTTGCCCCGATGTATATTCGGGGCTTTTCTTTGTATAATGGCGGAAATGTGGCGAAATAGTGACGTTCAAATACAGCGTTCCTTCCTATATAATATAATCATAGGAGAAAACGTAATGATTATATTAAGAAACCCTTACGAGGGTATATGGGAAAAGCATCGTTCTATAGATGATATGGATATGATTCTTGAATCCCGGACAGGAGGAACAGATTATGGCAGGTTATCCGTATTATCCGCAACAGCCAATGATGAGCAACCCTTACGGACAAATACAGCCGTATCAAGACAGGTTGGCACAATTACAGAATAACTATCAACAGGCAATGCCATATGGACAAATGCAGATGCAGCAGCCTGTACAACAAATGCAGCAAATGCCGATGCTTCAAGGACAGATGGTTGATGGCATTGATACTGTAAAAGCAAAAGATGTAGATATGTCTGGAAATCCTGTTTATTATCCAAAAACAGATGGTACAGAAGTCTACAGGAAACAATTACAAGCAGACGGAAGAAGCAAAATTTTTGTTTACCGACTTGTCAATCCAGAAGCAGAGCAGCAACAGGAAGAACCAAAGCAGGTTGATCTAGTTGCTATGATTAATCAGCTTCGAAACGATGTATGTGCTGAAATTTCTGGAATCAAAGACATGTTTCCGACATTTATATCGGGAACATCGGAGCCTGCAAAACAGCAGAACGGAGGTAAGCAGAGATGAATTTCAGCCCAAACGTTATGATGAAAAAGCAATTCGAGAAAATGATTTCTCAGAGGTTCGGAAGTGTTGACAACATGATGAACGACATGAGTAAATTTGCAGGAAACAATCCAACATTGAAAAATGCTTTGGATTTATATAAAAAAGGTGATGCAGACCAGCTACATCAAATACAACAAAATGTATTCAATGAAAAACATTTATATCCAGATGGAATTATCCAGAAATTCCTTGGATTATAACACTTCCCCATAATTGGGTGATTAAAAATCGCTACAATTTGGGACGACAGCCGCGGATGTCTCCTATTGTAAATAATATTTAAGGAGACTAAAAACATGATGAATGGTTCTAATTACAGTCTTAGCGACATTGCTGCCGCTACAGGCTCTAATAATCGCGCCAATGATATGTGGGGCGGTGATGGCTTTTCACTTATCTGGCTTGTCTTGATCTTTGCTATCTTTGGATGGGGAGGTTTTGGCGGCTGGGGCGGCGGCTTCGGTGGCAATGGTGGAAACGGTGCGAACGGTGCCGGCTTCCAAGGATGGGCTACCCGTTCAGATATTAATGAGGAATTCGCCCTTAATGATATTCAAAATGGTATCAGAGGTATTCAGCAGGGTATCTGTGACAGCACATATTCTCTTAACAATACCATGCAGAGTGGCTTTAATGGTATGAATGTCGGAATGCTTCAAGGCTTCAACGGCGTTCAGCAGGCAATCAATGCTGATACTGTAGCCGGTATGCAGAATACCAACGCATTACAGTCTCAGTTAGCAAACTGTTGCTGTGAAACAAGAGAAGCTATACAGGGTATCAACTACAACCTTGCTACCAACACTTGTGCTCTCCAGAACACAATGAACAACAACACCAGAGACCTTCTGGAAAACCAGAACAGCAACACAAGAGCAATCCTTGACTTCCTGACTAACGATAAGATTGCAACATTACAGGCAGAGAACTCTGATCTGAAACGTGCTGCATCTCAGGATCGTCAGTCCGCATTGCTTACAACAGAGATGTACGCACAGGCTCAGAGATTAATCAATGCAATCAACCCGGCTCCGATTCCTGCATTCCAGGTCCCAGCTCCATATGCATACGCAGGATGTAATACATATGGTAACGGTTGTTGCTAAGTAACTCACCCTTAGAGGTTGACTAATTCTAAGAGGTGGGTTGCGACTCACCTCTTATTTTGATTGAGAGGTAAAGATATGAGTTGTAAAAATGTTTGTAAGCTCTGCAACCATATTGTAATCAGCCAAGCTGTTGCGTTTACAGGGGGTAATCTTGTAATCACACTTCCGGCAGGCAATTACAACAATGGAGAGAAATATTGTATTGTTGTTGCGCAAAGCATACCGGAAGCAACCACAATTTCCGCTCCGGTAGTAATTCAGGTAGGCACGGGAACAACCTTGTATCCGTTACAGAATCGTTGCTGTGCACAGGTTACAGCTTGTGGTATAAGAACCAGAACAAAATACGCAACCAGAGTAGCTACAAGTGCAACTGGTGGAGTATTCAAGATGCTAGGAAACCCGGCTTGTAGTCCTAGTAACAATTTGACAGCAATTAATGGTACAGCCCCAACGACAGACACACCTGTTACACAGGCTGTTAGAAAGGGGGAACTGTAATGCATAAAGCTGCAATGGAAATGGGAAAATGGGCTATGGAAAAAGCCAAGGCATGTGGCTTCGACAAGCTTAGTCCGCAAGACTGGGACGATTTAAAAGACTGCATGGAATCCGTAAAGTATGCGATTTGTGCAGATAAAGACTACAGAATCGTAGAAGCTATGGACGAATGCGAACAGGAAGAAAAGTATCTTGGACGCATGGGATATGACAGGTATCGTTATTCCAATGGAAGATTTGCCCCGAAAGGCAAAGGAAGTCGTATGGGATATAAACCATATTTGTACATGGAAGATGATGACTGGATGGACGAGTATCTGAACAATCCAGAGTTTGAACGTAATATGTACCGCATGGGATATCATCCAGATCGTAGTGATATGAGAATGGATGGAATGAACCATAAGCAGTCCAGATATGGCGAAAGCTATGACAGATACAGCGAGAATCGCAGGCATTACCATGATTCCAATGATACAGAATCCAAGAGAAAAATGGATGATTCCATGAAAGAGTATACGTCTGACATTATCCGTAATCTTACAGAGATGTGGTCAGATGCAGACGCAACTCTTAGGCAGTCGATGAAAACTGACCTGACCCGTCTGATACAGCAGATGAATTGAATATGAAATGAATTTTGCCCTTGTTACAGAAATGTAGCAGGGGCTTTTTAGTTATGGAGGTACATAATATGTCGAGAAAAAAAGCGGAAGTCAAAATTAAAATGATTTGTGAGAAATGCGGAAAACCACAGAAACCAAGTGCTGACAAATCAACAACTAATTGGAATGTATATGACTGTCATGAAAAATGTGAATGCGGTGGAAAATTCGTAATGAAATTCGAGGATTAATTATGGAAAATTTGACTGTAAATATTTTAGGAACCGAGTACAAAATATATTTCAGGAATGAAAAAGACGACGATTTACTTGATGGAAAAGGCAGAGATGGATACACGGATATGTCCGCGCACGAAATTATAGTGTGTAACAAAAAAGATGATTGTGAATTAAGAGATTACGAAAATTGGAAGAAAAACATTCTACGTCATGAAATTGTTCATGCTTTTTTATTTGAAAGTGGACTTGATTCTTCGTCTGCCAATTTTTATGGAGCATGGGCTACGAACGAAGAAATGGTTGATTGGTTTGCAATTCAATCTCCAAAGATTTTTAAAGTATTCCAAGAACTTGATTTAATTTGAAAAGGATTGTGATAAACCATGCTAAGACAATTTTACATGAACGGCGACCTATGGAGAGTGCAGTTTGTATCTCCACATGACAGCGTGTTAATTGACCGTACAGGCAATAGAACACTTGGAGTATCGGATTATTCCACCCATATTATTTCAATTGCAAATAACCTTCACGGGGAACTTCTGAACCGTGTATTTATTCATGAGTTAGGGCATTGTGTGATGTTCAGCTATGGTCTATTACCAGAACTTCATCGTATGGTTAAGAAACGGTATTGGGTGGACGCGGAGGAATTTGTATGTAATATTCTGGCAGACTATGGACAGTTTGTTATTGGCACAGCCAGAGATATCTTAGGAAACCAGTTCACATATGTGGCTCCTGTTGGGGCAGAAAGGATGATTGCATAGATGGCAAAAGCAGAAAACACAGTTATTTTCGACGGCATCAAGTATAATCCTGGCGACGAGTTGCCGGATTTAGGCAGTTGGGTGTGTACGGATGCAAGAGGTATGGTTCGTGATTATGAAGGGCTGTCAAAGGACGTGGCGAAACTTCCACATTACGTACAGAGTGGTTCTTCGGCGTTGTGCCTTGATACTTCTGAATTATACGAATATCACAAACCTACCGATACATGGTACAAACTGTAAAGGAGAAGCGCATATGGCATTAACAGCAAAGAAAGTATATGCAATATTAAAACGCCAGATTTCCGATATGGAAGTAAAATTAAATAGCCCTGTAAGATACAGAGGTACAGTTGCGACTGCTGATTTGCTTCCATTAAATCCAGACATTGGCGATATGTACAATATCGAGTCTAAGTCGATCTACGGCGAAGCAGGAATGAATGTGGCATGGAACGGCGTAGTTTGGGACACTATGGGCGCTCCAATTGATATGTCACTGTATCTCACAAAAGAAGAAGCAGAGGCGGTAATACAAAGATTAGTTACGGAATATTTTGAAAAGAATCCAGTCAAGCCCGGAGCCACGACAGAACAGGCACAGCAGATCGAGCAGAACAAGACGGATATTGCTTCGCTAAAGGAAGATTTAGATGAACTAATTGAGAAAGGAAATCAATCAAATCTTCTAAATCCGATCAAGTTTGTTGATTTAAAATCGTGGGATAGTAAAGGAAATTTGGTTGATAATTCATCCGCTTGTGCTTATTCTGAAAAAATACCAGTGAAGCAAACAATATATATATGTAATAAATCACTGTTTCATGGCTGTAGGCTCGTTAATAATTCTGGGAAAGTAGTTGCAAATTTAAACCCAAGTTCTTTATCAAATGGTGTATTAGAAGTAGATATAGCAAGCTATCCGACAGCAATGTATGTGTTGTTAAATTATAGCCATGTCGAATATGCTAAGAAAGAGAATTTATATTTTGGAGAAAAAGCAGATTATGAAAAGTATGGCATTGTAAAGTATGACGATTCATTGTCACTTTCAGATAAATTCAATGGAACAATCGGAGAAGAAAAACTTAACAATGACCTAAAAGAAAAAGTTAATAACCCACAAATAGAACCGCAAAAAAGTTATTCTATTGAACCGTATGAAACACAAGAAAATTGTTTCATGAATTATAATGGCAACGTAACAACATCATCATTTTGGAATGGTTATAATATTGCGAAATTTAAATTGAATTGCGGTGAAAAACTTATTGTACATTCATACAGCACCCAAGGAGATTCTTCAAATGTTTCAATGTGTGAAAGATTTTCTGACGGAAGTCCAATGAAAATTTTGTACAATGCAGAGGATTATACTACTAATCCAATGATACATGTTGCAACAAAAAGACAAGAATATATTTGGGTAGGATATAAAGTTTCGATTGGAATAAAGGCAATCATAACATTGGATTTTGAAACAATTATGAAGAACCCTATTGTGGAAGTGATGAATAACTGGGATTCCCTGCTTAGATATAGATATAAAAAATCGATATGCATAGGAGATAGTCTTACGGTTGGAAAACAGCCTAGTGATACAAGTAGAGATAATTACCCCGAATTTTTATCAAGAATGACTGGAATGGAAATTACCAATGCAGGACAGAGTGGTGCAACCACAAGAGTATGGGTTACAAATTGGTTAAGTAAGTACAATTTTGCAGATTACGACTGTGCATTTATTTGTTTAGGTACAAATGGAGATTTAGTGGAGGGCGACGATAATTATAATGCCTATCTTGAAATCATTGAGAAGATACAGACCGACAATCCATTGTGTATGATTTTTATTCTTGAAGCTCTTAATACCAATGCAAAAGCAACATTGAAAAAAATTTCTGCTTCCAAAAATCTTCCATTCTTGGAAATCTTTACAAATGAATTTTATTACCTTTCAGGTATAAATGGGCAAGCCGTTTCTGCTACTCACGATATGAAAGGTGATCCAACTCATTTAAGCCCTGTTGGATATTTACTGTTAGCAAGAAATGTGGTTACTGAAATGACGAAGGACATGGTTATCAATCCACAAAGATACAATCAAAGGTTTTCGGTTAGCTAAAGAGGGCATTAATCATACTGGTGCAAGTCCAGTTACGGGTATTTACCGCTAAGTGTAGCGAACCACAATGTAGATTCTGATATGGATAAATCTGAAGAAATGAAGAACGAAACTGAAATAAAATAAACAATCAACCATTTAGGAGAGAGCAGAAATGTTCTCTTTTTTTTGCATTGGAGAAAGTATTATGAGAGGATTAAAAAGACAGAAACAGACCGTGTACTGGTCAAGAGTAACCGAAACACTTGAGGGAATAGATACCGTACCGACATACAGTCAACCGAAAAGCTTTGAGTTTTCTGTATCATCTACCGCAGGAACGCCAGAGGAAATATCGGCAGGAATCGTGCCAGATTACGATAGATACATTACTTCCTTTAACCGTTCTTTCCATCCGCAAGAGGGAGATGTATTTTGGATTGATACCGTGCCACAGGTTGACACACTGGAAAATCTGGTTCTGAAAGATGGTATTCATACAACACCGCCAGATTACCGCTTGAAGAAAATCCTTGATACGCAAAGAGGAAATCTGGCTAGATATGGAATTAAAAAGATAGGTGCAGAAGAATGAGTGGACGAGTAATTAAATGCAATCTGAGCCAAAAATCTATTGGAAATGCAATCAAAGAATTGAAAGCATACCAAAACAGTCTTCGCGATAAAAACGAGCTGTTCCTTAAAAGACTTTGCGAATTGGGAATTCCTGTCATAGACGAAAATATTATGTTGGCACAGGGAGATTCTGATAAAAACCACAATACTTACATTAAAATCAACAGGTTCGGAAATTATGCGCAGGCAACTCTTGTGTGTGAGGGTTCTGATCTAAGTTTCATAGAATTCGGTGCAGGTATCCATTACAACACTCCGGCTGGAACAAGCCCGCATCCAAAAGGAGAAGAATTTGGTTATACAATCGGTTCTTACGGACAAGGCAAAGGAAAAAACGAATCGTGGGTATATGTGGCAAACTCTGGCGAATGGGTGCGTTCTTACGGTACAGAGGCTACAATGCCCGTGTACAAAGCAAGCGTAGAAATTATGCAGAATATCCGTAGAATCGCAAAAGAAGTGTTTTCTGCATAAAAACATAACACCTTTTCTTACTGAATATAACGTCTGTTTTATGTATACTGTAAGATATAAAAGCATCTACCGAAATGGCGGATGCTTTTTCTATGCTCAAAACAAGGTGGTGACAGAGATGCCAGATGTAGTGAAAAATCCAGTTTCAGACGTATTTGAACGATGGAAAACAACTATTGAACCCGTTGTAGGAAAAGGGAACTTTTCTAATGACGAAAGTCAGACGGTAGCTTCAAACAAAAGGGTTTACGCACGTTTGTTCTTGCTTGGAAATCCAACATCACGTGGCAATCTTGAGGGGGATGAGTGCGCGACAACGCCATCTTTCCAATCAGAATCCTATGCGGCTGGTTCAAAAGCTTCTTCAAAAGTATATGAAATTGACGATGCCAGCCACAAGGCCATGGTTGACATGGGGTTCCGTAGGATATACGGGCCCGTAAGACAGAATAATGCTGATAACAGCATAAAACGTGTTGTTAGCAGATATAGCCGGATTTATACCGGTACATTACTCTAGGAAAGGAGTGAGAAAATATGGAGCAGATTATGAATTACGTGAAACCGGAACTTCTTATTGTTGCGGTTGTACTGTACTTTATCGGAATGGGTATTAAAAAGTCCGAAGCCATACCGGACAAATATATTCCGGCAATCCTTGGTGCTTTAGGCATTCTGATTTGTGGAATTTATGTTATTGCTACATGCGCTATATCTGGCGCGCAGGAAATCGCAATGGCAATTTTTACCGCAATCACACAGGGAATCCTCGTGGCAGGTCTGAGCAATTATGTGAATCAGTTTTTAAAACAATTGAGCAAAGAAGAATAGAAAGGACGGTGATCCTTTTATCTCCCGGTACAGGGTTACGTACTAGAACCAGAGCCATTAAGGCTCTTTTTTATTGCAATAAGTTATAGCCGAAAGGCAGAAAGGAGCCAAAATGGCACGATTAACTACACTTGGTGTGAAATTTTCATATGCCGTCGAAACCGTGAAAGGCACAAAGCCTACCAAATTCACACAGCTGGAAGAAGCCTCTTCCATCGGCGGTATTTCTCTTGACACAGAACAGATTGACGTTTCTGCACTGGAAGATTATCTGACACAGTATGCAGCTGGTAGACAGGATACTGGTGGTACATGGGAAATTGAATTCATCATGGATCCAGATAAATCTGTTAAACAGATTAAAAAACTGTACGAAGATTCTAAAGCTGCAAAAACTACAGGACTGGCAACCTGGTTTCAGGTGTCGTTCCCGGATATGTCCGACGCATTCTATGTTATTGCAGAATGTGGTCGCGAAATTCCAATGCCAGAAATTGCACAGAACGAAGCAGCAACCATGTCTATTTCTCTTATCATCAATACATATAAGGGACTGGATACCAAAATTGAGCCGACAGCGGCTGCTGAATAAGATGTAAAACAGGGAGGATAATTCATGTTTAGTTTCTCAGCGAATGGCAAAACATACAAAGTAAAATTCGGATATGGCGTACTTACTCAGTCAGACATTCTTACACAAGTGTCTTCTATGGGAGCAATCAACAATCCGAAAGATATGATTAAAATGCTTCCAGAACTGATTCTGGTAGGATTGCAAAAAAAACACAAGGATGAATTCGGATATGAAACCGAAGAAGAAAAGAGAATTGCATACGATAAAGTGTGTGATCTTCTGGACGACTACGAAGATGATTCTACAGAGGAAAATCCTCAGAATGGATTCATTTTATTTGAAAAAGCAAGCAAGGAGCTTGAGAAGAACGGTTTTTTATCCGGAATGGTAAAAGCAATGGAGGAGAAATCGGAGGAAGAAAAGAAACTTCCGAAAATTCCACAGGATCACAAGAAGAAGAGTTGACTTTTTCTGAAGTAGTCCATAAAAAGCTACTTCCACTTTATTTGTCTATTGGCGTTTCTGAGGAAAAGTTTTGGGATTCCACACCATATGATTTAGAACCATACATGGAAGCCTACAAATTAAAACAAAAAATGGCTGATTCGCAAGCATGGCAGTTCAACATGTACACGATGTGTGCTGTGCAGACTGCGGTTGCAAATGTGCTTATTGGTAAAAAGTCAAAGGCTGAATACCTTAAAGAGCCATTTTCACAAACAGCTGAAAAGCAAAAGCAAGAGGATGAAGAGAATCTTTCTGAAGCAGAAAAGAAACGGCAACGTGACAGGTTGCTCATGACATTGCAACTCATGCAAGCAAATTTTGAGCTGAATCATGGTAATAATGACAAGGGCAGGCAGGATTAAAAGTCTTGTCTGCCCTTTATTTTTTTGATTAAAAGGAGGTGCTTTAATGGCCGATAATACCATAGATACCCTCAATATACAAATAGGCAGTAGCACAACTCAGGCGGTACGGTTTATTAATAACCTTGTAAAAAAATTAGATACATTAAACACTGCCCTTGGAAATCTTGACATAAGCCGGTTAAATAATTTTTCCAATTCTTTAAAAAGTTTAGGTAGCGTGAATTTTAAAGCAAATGGATTGAATGCGGCTATAAACGCTATCAATCGTCTTGGAAAATCCGATTTCAGTCAGTTTGATACAGGAAAATTAGGTGAACTTCTTACCGAGATGCAGAAACTTGATGCTATTCCAGACGTTTCTCCGAGCGTTAGCCGGTTCACAACCGCTATAGCTAAACTTGCCAACACAGGACAGTATATCGGCAATGTATCAAAGGAACTTCCGAATCTTGCGACAGGTTTAAATAATACGGCTGCTAAATTAGGCTCCATGAGCGAAGTATCAGCATCCGCCAATGCTTTTATTACTTCTCTTGGAAAATTAGCTAGCGCAGGAGATAAAACCGGAAAGACTGCAAGTCAATTATCAACTCTCGCGCAAGAGGTTTTGAAGTTTTTTGACGCAATGAAAAGCGCACCAAATATCAGTTCAAGCACAATAAGAATGACAGAAGCTCTTGCAGTATTAGCATCGTCTGGAAGCAAAGTAGGGCGTGCCACAAATAGCGTTTCGAATTCATTCAACACGCTTTCTTCGTTAGGTTCAAAAGCAAGTACTGTAATCCATGGGCTGACAAATGCTTTTCAAAAATTTGCTTCAAAAGCTATTTCTTTAGGTGGAAAAGCTATATCTGCAATCGCAGGTATTGGAAATGCATCTTCTGAAGCCGGCGAAAAAATAAGAAGATTGTCAAATCCTCTGAGTTCGGTAACGAATAAGCTGGGTGCTCTTTACGCCAAAGGTTTCCTCGCAAAAAGAGCATTAGATGTTCTGACATCGCCAGTAGAATCCGCAATGAACTATGTAGAGACCCTGAACTACTTCAACTCTGCATTCAATCAGGTAGCAGAAGGAATCGACACTGACGAATGGAAAAAAAGTGGTATAAAATCTGCTGAAGCATATGCAAATTCATTTCAGGAAAGAGCAAAACAGCTTTCACAGAAACTGACAGGATTCGAAGTTTCAGATACTGGTGAACTGACTAGAACCAATACCGCCAGTCTTGGACTTGACCCGGAAAAGACTATGCAGTATCAGGCAACGTTTGCACAGATGGCATCTTCTATGGGCGATACATCTGAAACAGCATTGAAGTTATCAAATGTGCTTACAATGATCGGCGCAGACCTTGCATCCGTAAGAAATATGGACTTTGAAGATGTATGGCAGGACATGGCATCTGGCTTGACTGGCATGAGCCGCGCTATGGATAAGTACGGCATTAATATCCGTAATGCCAACATGCAGCAGGAACTGTATAATCTTGGAATTAATACCAGCATATCGAATTTGTCTCAGGCAGATAAAACGATTCTGAGAACGATTATCTTGCTGAACAACTCTAAGTATGCGTGGGCTGATTTATCAAACACGATCAATCAACCGGCAAATCAAATTCGTATGTTGCAAGCTAACTTTGCATCCCTTGGTAGAACAATAGGTTCCTTATTCATTCCTATACTGCAAACAGTTCTTCCGTATATCAATGCAATCGTAATCGCATTACAAAGAATGTTTGCTTATATTGCAAAATTGCTTGGAATCAAACTGTCTAACTTTGTATCATCTACTGGCGGTATTTCTGTAGATACTAGCAACATTGCGGATGATATGGATAATGCCAGTGATTCTATTGATACTGCAAATAAGAATGCCAAAAAACTCGAAAAAACATTGTCGGTTCTTTCATTTGATGAACTGAATCAGCTCAATGACAATTCTGATTCTGGTAGTACAAGTAATCCATCTTCTGGCTCTGGCGGTGGCGCATCACATCTTCCTGCGCTTGATGCCGCATTAGATGATGCTTTGTCTGCATATCAAAAAGCATGGGACGAAGCTTTTAAAAAGATGTCCAACAGGGCAAATGAAATGGCAGATGCCATTGTAAATGCTTTTAAAAGAAAAGACTGGAAAGGTCTTGGAAAAATCATGGCTGATGGCATCAACTGGGGGATGCAAAAGCTTTATGATTTCATTAACTGGAATAATGTAGGCCCTTACATCACTAAATTTACCAGCGCATTCACCCAAACATTTAACAGTATGGTTGATAACATCAACTGGGATTTGATGGGACGTACCGTTGGAGCTGGTATTAATACAATAGTTAATACAGCCAATCAGTTACTTGAGGGAACGAATTTCAAAAACCTTGGCAAGAAATTTGCAGAAGGTATTACAGGCTTAGTTCGTGAAGTTGATTGGACTAATTTTGGAAACATGCTTGGGAATAATTTTATGAAAGCATGGGATGTGTTTACGGGATTTGTCGAAAACCTTCCATATAGTGAAATTGGTCAGTCTGTAGCAACTGGATTAAATGGAATCTTTGAGAAAGTAGATTTTGGAGAAATAGCACATGCGCTTGCAACAGGTTTAAACGGAGCTTTTGATTCGTTAGATGCATTTACAGAAACATTCGACTGGAATGAACTGGTTGATAATATTACAAATGGTATTGTGACATTCATGCAGGAATTTGACTGGAAAGAGAATGGACAGAAACTTGAAAATTTTATCAATCATCTCTTGACATCATTAATTGACATCGCAGAAGGTGTCGATTGGGAAGCGTTTGGCCACAATGTAGGCGTATTCCTCAGTGAAATTGACTGGGGAAAACATCTTGCACAGTTACTTACGGTTATCGGAGACGTTCTTGGTGGAATCTGGGAAGGACTTGGAACAACATCTGCTGGCACATTTGTTCAGGCAATGGCTGTTTTTGCTATTGGTGACAAATTAATGCCACTCGTTGACACCATTACCAAATTCTTTACAGGCGATACTGTTTTTGGAAATCTTTCTAAAGCTGTACGAGGTATGCTGAGTCCCGCAATCACAGAAGCTGTAGCGACAACTATTCCGGCTCTTGGGGCATCGTTAGGTTCACTTGTTGCAACCGGTGGTGGAATTGCTCTTGCAGTAGGTGGTGCAGTATTACTTACCAAGAAATTAGCAGGACTTTTTGAGACCATGCAGGGTGGTAATGGAATGACTACACAGTATGGTGGTTATCTCCATGATTACGCAACGCAGCTTACCAATGTAGCAAATCTTACAAACGATCAATCGGAAGCGTTGTGGCAGTTGATTGAAAAGGACGAAGAGCTTGGAAAAACTCACGATGAAATGTACTCTGATATGGTTAGCAAACTTTCTGAGTATGGTGTTTCAGCAGAGCAAGCTAGAACAGCTCTTGAGCAATACGGAGCGCAAGCAGGTGTATCGGCTGAATTTGTTGAAGGCATGACCGATCAAATTTCTGCTCTTGGAGAAGGTGTATCTGAAGCTGCAAGTAAATTTGATACATCAAAAATAAGTGTCGATAATTTGAAGGCTACTCTGTACGCATTGAGTCTTTCTTCTACAGAATTCGGAAGTAATTATACGACGGCATGGAATGCAATAAGCGAAGTACCTTATAGCAACACAAAAGATGCATTAGACGCGGTCTACACTTCTCTCAAAAACGCAGGTGTTCCACTTGACGAACTTGATAAGAAGTTAAGAGAAGATTTTCCAGAAGCAACTGTAGCTACCAAAACAGCGGTTGAACAAAATATTGTAGGAGCGCAAAAGACCATTTCTGCATCTGTTGGACAGGCTTCGAAAGACACTAAAACAGCCACAAATGAAATGGCAAAAAATGCCACAGATGATTTCTCGGAAATTCAGAAGCAAGCCGATACTTACATGAAAGGCATGGAAAGCACAACTACTAGCTCATGGGGCAATTCTTCTAGAGAAGCTACATTGAAAGCCAGGGAAATGAAGAATGCCGTAAGTACAGAGCTTGGAAATATGGACAAATCTGTAACAAGCCATTTCCAAAGTCAGTACAACATTGCTTATAAGAAATGGGAGAATATCGGAAGAGATATTTCTTCTTATATTTCTGGAAGTATGTCAAAGAGTATGGAAAGCTCTTTAAATAGCTTCATGAGAACTATTCGTAGTGCATTTAGTAATATGTACAGCATTGGTCAGAACGCGATGCAGAGTTTAACTGACGGAATGAGATCCGTTCATATTTCGACACCACATATCTACATGAATTCTAGTGCATCTGCAAGTGGCAATAGTATGTCCTACAGATGGGATTCTGGTGTAAATTGGTATGCAAAAGGTGGTTTGTTCAAAAATGCATCTGTCATTGGTGTTGGCGAAGCAGGACAGGAAGCCGTTCTTCCACTTGAAAACCAGAAAGCCATGAAATCCATTGCCGACAGCATCATGTCCGGCTATGACGGCAACATGGGACTTACGAAAGATGAGATTATGGAAGCTGTTGAGCGTGGCGTAGTTACTGCTTTGATGAACAATGGTGGCTTTGGTGGTTCTTCACCAGAGTACATCATGAACAGCATCAAAGTGAATGAACGTGAACTGGCACGAATCGTCACAAAGGCTCAGAACAACACAGATTACCGCATGAATCCGTCCCCGGCATATTGATTTTTGCGGTAGAATTTGATATACTAAACGAGAAATAGTTATTACATTTGTTGAAGAGAGCACACTAAAGATGAAACGAGGGAAAAACCTCACGATTCTTTTGTGTGCTCTTTTTTGTTCGGTAAAGCAAGGAGAAAGGTATTTATGAAGCCGTATGGATTAGTTGATAAGAAAATTTTATTTAACAACAATTTATCTCTTGAAGCCAAGGGAATTTATGGACTTATAATGAGCTTTGATAGTGAAAGGGTTAATGTAGAAGAACTTTATAAATTATCATTAGAAGATAAAGGGGTTGTTGACAGAGCCATAGATGAATTGCAATCACACGGCTATGCCTTTATTGTAGAAAAATAATTTTGGTAAAACCAGTAGGCTAGGGTAGCTCCCGAAAAGTGTAGCTCCATGATACACTTGCCTACTGTTTTTATAAATCATGGATCTGTGGCAACAAGGTGCCACACATTAACGACATGGAGGTTATCTATTATGAGCAGTACAGTTAATAAAATTAAAAAAGCAGTTTTACGTGAAGATTTACTTGCCATTACAGGGGATTTTCGCAAAGCAATTATATTGAAACAGTTTATCTATTGGTCAGAGCGAGTATCAGATGCTGACAAATTTATAGAAAAAGAAAACGAAATTGCCAAGAACAATGGCGAAGAAGAACGAGAATTATTTTACGGATGGATTTACAAAACAGCAGATGAACTTGCTGAAGAAATAATGCTTGGATTATCTGCAAGTCAAGTAAGACGCTATGTAAGAGATTTGGTTGATATGGGCTTTGTCTCCAAAAGAAATAACCCAAAATACAAATGGGACAGAACATTGCAGTATCGGGTAAATCTCGTTAATATAGCAAAAGCTTTGAAGGAAAAAGGGTATCCGTTGAGTGAATATAAGATTGAATTGCCGGATGATTTGTCCAATGTGCATGGGTGCGCAATCAATGAAGTACATATGGAAAATCAATCAGTTCCAGATGCTTGTGCTATACCAGAAACTACTAACAGAGAATATAATTCAGACATTACTAATACAGAAAATAAAGACTGTACTTTATCAAGTACAGAGAAAAAGACTTTACCATTGTCTGGTAAAGGAGTAAAGACTTCTGCTCCTAATAATAATATAAATATAAATATTAATAATATACCACCTAGAACGAAAGAGCAGAAGCAGGAACGGTACGCACATGCGAAAAAGAATCACTCTGTCGATTACAAAGACGAAGAACTACCGACAATCCTGTACAATGGATTTAATTCTCTGTACGGGGACAAAGAAGATATTTTGGAAGACCACGACATCTGCCTGACTATGGCATTGGTCAAACAGTTCTTTGAAAAGTTCAAACAGTATCGAGGAGAACGACATCCGATAGTCTACGCAAATGACCTTGACCAGTTCCTGAGTATGATTCGAAATGCTGACTTGGATATGGTGAAAGACGGAATAGTCGAAGAGGACGATGAGCCGCAATATTATCTGGATATGATGGACGAATATTTCGGCTCTGACATTGGAAAGAACAACAATATGGACTGCGATTATCATATCTGGCTGTTCTTCACGGAGAAGACACAGAACATTTTGTATAACCGCGTGAAACAGAAACGAGAGGAATGAAAATATGCCAATAGACAGACCATTGTTTGAACCGGGGGACATAGTAAAACATTTCAAGAGAGAAACCGTCAGTGATTTGCGGAGCAATGATTACCTGTATAAGATTGTCGGCGAAGCAAAGCATACAGAGACAGACGAACCGCTGATAATTTACCGTGCTTTGTATGGAGAAAGAAAACTATATGCCAGACCACAAAAAATGTTTTACAGTTTGGTTGATAAAGAAAAATATCCAGATATTTCACAGAAGTACAGATTTGAAAAATATGAAGGACAGATATTCATTGACTAAATCAATCCAAAATCTGTTTGAAATACCGTAGGTGATGATTTCCTCACGTGACGCATAAAAATAGATTCTAGCCAATTTTATTCAATCAATTATTGAGAAAGCAGGGAAAGAAAATGGAATATATTATGATTCTGAACGCAGTATCAGTGATCGCTTGTTCAGCGGCTATTGCCACGGCCTGTAAAGTGACAGGCTCAGCGTGGCCATTGCTGGCATTTATTTTAATCCCTAAATGGGGATATCGTCATTTCGACGACAAGGAGGAAAAAGATGAACCGGAGAAAGATCAGACTTCGTAAAGGCCAGTACAGAAACATCCGAAAGGCGATGGACTGTATAGTGGCAAAACGTGGAACCAGAAATAATGAGTTCCGAATGCGTGGGCGAAAGCCCCTGAGATACAGCCAGCTGATAACGTACCACAAACGGAAACCGTATATCTAGGGAGAAAAAAAGGTGAAAAAATTAAAAATCATGTTATTGACAATTCTGTGTCTGTGCTTTGCCGGAGGAGCTGCCGGATGCGCTCTGTTGGACGATACGCTCAATGATATCAAAGGCGATCTTGCTGGAAATGGATATACCATCCGTACATACGACAACTATGGCGAAAAGGTTATGACTACAGTCGGGGACAAAATCAACGTAAAAGGAAATCCGGTCAAAACCACATCATACGACAGTGACGGTTCTGTGATTACTGGATATGAAATGTCGTCTGTAATTACCATCAACATTGACGAAAAAGAAATTCAGAGCTGCGGAGATACCTGTATATTCGAGCAAGACGGATTGGAACCGGATGTAGATTTTGAACAGACAGATATTTACAGTCAATCCACTGGAAAGATTGATGAAAATACATATATTGCCGGAATCGTAAACCAATATAAAAATTATTTTGGAAAATCCCGAGTGATAGTTATTAAATCGCAACTCGGACAACCTATCACAGCATATTCTGGTGACGAGGTGTATTGGAAGATTCCGAAGAAATTACCTAAAATGACAAAACTTATGATTGATGGGAAAGCCCTTTATATTCACAGAGCAAACTTCCAGATCATTGACACTGCGTTATTGAATTAATAAGAGGTATATAGAAATGCAGACTAATTATATTGAACTTGGAAGAAGTCGTTTTTTCAGGAACAAACAATTTGCCTACATAGACACAACTGGATTCCTTGCTGATAGGATTTTTATAGAGAATAAAGTCCGAGTAAAATTCTGCGGGGACTACAAACACAGAGAGAAAAATTATGTTGTCGTAATCTGCAAAGTAAAGGAAAAAGATGTTTCGATATTCTTGCAATCAATGGCAGAATTAAAAAATCGGGCAATTCTTATGGGAAACACGGATTATGAATCATTTTGCGAAGAGCAATTCGAAAGATTCATTTCTGATATCCAAAAGAAACATTAATATAACTTTTTCTTACTGAATCTCACCTTGTATATGTGATAGAATAAAGAATCATAAAGCGTCTATCAGAGCGATAGGCGCTATTTTCGTATAATTAAGCATCTTCTTTCGGGAAGGTGCTTTTTCTTTTATGAGGTGTTATATGGCAGAAATATTTTTAAAAGTAAACGGTGTCTCGATGCCTTGCCCGTCTTCCTACACATGGGGATTACAGGACGTATCAGCGGCAAAATCAGGAAGATCTGATGACTCTGTCATGCATAAAAACAGGGTAGCGCAAAAAAGGAAATTAGCTTTGCAGTGGAACGGTAAAGATTGGGCTACTACAGCTAAGATTCTCCAAGCGTTCAATCCCGAGTACATCCAAATTACATATCCAGATATGATGTCTGGAAAATACGAAACCAGAACGTTTTATGTCGGCGACAGGAGCGCGCCTGTTAAATGGTGGTGGGTAGGAAACCAGCGGACGGAATCTATCAGCTTTGATGTGATTGAGAGGTAATACATGAGAAATTTATCATCTAACTGGAAAGAAAAAGTTAAGAGCGGAATGGACGTGCAGTACCTCAAGTATGCAGATATCACACTTACAGACGGAACTGTACTCAATCTGACCAGTGCTGATTTGTGGCAAAACGGATTAAGTTTCGAAGATTCAGTGTCTAGTGACAGCAGTTTCGACATTGGCTCTGCAATCGTTAATGTGTTGGATTTAAGTATTAATAACTTTAATGGCGAATACTCTGGTTATGATTTTGAGGGAGCAGAAGTAGTTACATATGTTGGATTGGAACTGGACAATGAAACTACTGAAAAAATCCGCATTTGTACAATGACAGTTGTTGAACAGCCAGAAGACGAAACAGTAACCATCGACCTGACGTGCGAAGATAACATGCGGAAATTTGATCGTAATTATTCTGACAGTAAGCTTAAATATCCGGCAACCAGAGGGCAAATTATCAGGGATGCCTGCGAAGTATGTGGAGTAACCTTGCAGACAACGTCTTTTGACAGAGATGATTATATTGTACAGATACGTCCTGACAATGAGGCTTTGACGTTCCGACAGGTATTACAATGGGTAGCTCAGATCGGATGCCAGTGGTTAAGATGTGATGAATATGGCAGACTTTGCGTAAAGTGGTATGATACGGAAAAAACAGATGCACAGAAAATCGACACGACCTACGGGTTTACACCACAGCACACCGATGTTGTAATTACTGGTATTCAAGTAACTGAATACAGTGATTCTTCAAATGAAGAACCAGAAAGCTATATGGTTGGTACGCAGGGATATGTACTAGCTATTTCTGATAACAAATTAATCAGAAAAGGCGACGGGCAAACCATTGCTTCGATGATTGCCGAGAAATGTGTTGGAATGATATTTAGACCATTTGAATCTCAATGTCCTACAGACGTAGCATTGGAAGCCGGAGATGCAATCACAATAGAAGACCGAAATGGAAAACTGTATAACACATACCTCACGACTACCACTTTGCAACCGGGAGCTGGACAAAAGATTGCCTGCAATGCAAAAAGCGCAGCAAAAAACAGCACTGTGCGGTACGGACAACTTACTCAGGCGTATGTTGAAGCTCGAAAACTTGTCAAAAAAGAACAGACTGCAAGAGAACGTGCTATACAAAATCTTGAAGAATCTCTGTCTATTGGAAGCGGACTGTTTGCAACTTATGTGAAACAGGAAGACGGAAGTACAATTTCGTATTTCCATGACAAGGCAAAGCTCGAAGATTCTACGAATGTAATCAAGATCACGTCAGAAGCGGTAGGCGTTTCAAACGATGGCGGTAAAACATATCCGTTTGGTTTCCAATTAACCGGAACCATGATAGCAAAATTGTTATACGCAGAGGGAATTAATGCGGATTTTATCAACGCCGGTGCGCTTACTATTAAGGACGGGCAAGGAAATATAATCTTTTCCGTTAACATGGACACAAATTCTGTGTACATCAATCCAGAATATCTGATGATTGGAGATGTAAGTCTGTCTGACAAAATCAAAGAACTGGATGAAAATGTTGCCGCAGCTAAGAACATGACCATGACACTTTCAAATGAGTATCAGGCGATTTCTACTGATGAGAACGGCAACATTCCCGGAGAGTTTCCACAGGTGCAGACCACCGCACAGGTAATGTATGGCACGATGGATGTAACGGACGATTGCAGTTATACAATCACAGAATCTGAAAATGTGACCGGAATCTGGGATAAATCTACGCACACTTATACTGTTAGTGAAGTTACGGCAGACAATGTATGGGTTGACATCAAAGCAGTGTATCTGAATGCTCTCACCATAACCAAAAGATTCAGCGTCTCTAAACAGAAATCTGGCACTCCCGGAAGAACTTATGTGTTAGAATCATCTACTACAATTCTGAAAAAAGAAAGTGAAAACAGCATAACACCGAATGTTGTGATATTTAGCGCGTACTACCGTGATGGCGAGAACACAGGTAGAACAGATTATGCCGGAAGATTTGTTATTGAGGAAACGTCCGATGGAAAGACATGGAAGACAGCTTATTCGAGTGTAGCAGATGAGACCAGTGTTAACTACTATGTAGATTACATTCTTGCGGATTCTGATGGAGTATTGGTCGCAGACAGCGACGGTTCACTGATTGGTGTCGGTTCAAAAGATATCGTAGGATTACGGTGCAGCTTGTACGCATCGGGTGGAACCACGAATCTGATTGACACAGTCAAGCTTGATGTTATCACAGAAGTCACGGCTCTGACGCAGGAAGATATTTTGAAACTCCTGACCAATGATGGAGAATGGAAAGGCGTTTACAGGGGTGCGGATGGGGAACTGTACATTTCATTCAGTGCCGCAATGGGCGGTTTGTTGAAGCTGGGAGGAAAAAACAACGGAAATGGTATACTGAAAAATTATGATAAGAATGGAAACTTGGTAGTTTCTCTTGAAAACAGAGGTTTATTATATGGCGATGATTTAAACAACAAAGAACTAAAATTTATTAATCCAAATAAAAATGGTTTGAGATTATCGGAATGGGATGGAGATATTCTTTCATATCTTGATATCGGAATATATTGGTACGAATCAGACGGTTATTATGTAACGGAAATAATGGCAGAATCCCAAATTGAGTTTTACTTGGCTAATGGCATTGATTCGAAAACAAATCCATATACTCCTATTGTAAGTGATTATTATTACACAACTATCTATAATAGTTTTAGATGCTACAAGGGGGAAGCTACTCTTGACGAATTAACTTCGAAATCCACAAAGCTTTTGGATGTTAGTCAAAACACCAATGCATATAATTTGTTACTCATGATAGATGGAACAGTAACTAGATCTGCATCCTCATCCAAACGTTACAAGGATATCGGTGAATCCATAATTCCATCCGAAATCGAAGAATGGTACAAAATAGAACCAGTCTGGGCAAAATACAAAGACGGTTATCTTGCAGAAGGCGACGAAAACGAGGGACGCTACCTGCCTATGTTCATTGCGGAGGATGTAGAAGAACATTTTCCACAGGCAGTCACACACATGAACGGTCAAGTAGAAGACTGGAACTACCGTATGATGATCCCAGCAATGTTCGCAATGATTAAACAGCAGAAAGAAGAAATTGAATCCCTGAAACAGGCAGTTAAAGAAATGAGAGGTGAATAATATGGCAGATGCATTAGATGCAAAGAAAATCAGCGCATTCGTAGACAATGCAGCACCGGCAGATACAGATTATTTCCTTAATGCGACTGGAAATGTAATAAAAAAAACAAAAGTGTCGCAATTGATCGCATGGCTGAAAGAGAAGCTGGGAATTAATTTGCTAAACACGAAGTTAAACGGATGGAAAGTTGAAAATTACAAACTTGAAGGAAATTCAAGTACTGGATATATTGGTATTGATAAAGATATTTCTTTAAGTGGATATAAACCAGTTTGTATAGCTAATTATTGGCTATACAATACATCATGGTATGCTATCAACAAAATATGGATAGACTATGCTACACAAAAACTTTCTGTTGCGGGTAGACATATCAATAATTCCCAATCTGTTGAAGATGTGATAATATTCGTACAAATTTTATATGTACCAGTTTAATAGTTTTTAATAAACTGAAGCATATAAAAACTTCCTTCTCCAGAATGCTCACCACCTGACATTCAGGCAGTATTACAATCACTGCAGGGAAAGACCACGCAGATCTATTGCTATATCAACCAGAATAACGTGAAGAATGCATATCGCAAGTATGCAATATAGGAGAAAAAACATGAAAATCAGAGCAAAGCCGCAAGGCTCTTATTTTAATACAAATTTGCGCCGGCGCAAGACCGGAGAAAGGGAGACATATGGAGATTAAAGGTATTGACGTATCATCTTATCAAGGAAAACCAGATTGGCCAAAAGTATCGAATTCTGGAGTTAAGTTTGCAATATTAAGAATCCATCAAAAATCTGGAGTCGATACATCTTTTGAACACAACTACAAGGGCTGTAAATCCAATGGAATTCTTATTGGTGGATACAAGTACAGCTACGCTTTAACACCGGCACAGGCAATTGACGAAGCTGAGGACGTGCTTTCCGTTCTTGGTGGTCGTGGACTTGATTTTCCAGTATTCTATGACCTTGAATGGAGTCAGCAGAGAAGCCTTGGCAAGCAAGCTATCGAGAATGTTGCAATAGCGTTTCTGACCAGAATCAAGAAAGCCGGTTATAAAGTCGGAATTTATTGTAATCTCGACTGGTATAATAATGTTCTGACAGATGCTCTCAAAAAATACGATTGTTGGATTGCTCGTTATCCGGCAAGCGACAATGGTTCTGTGCAGGAAAGATTACGTCCGAATGTCGGTGTAGGCTGGCAGTATTCCAGTAAGGGAAAAGTCTCAGGAATCAGTGGAAATGTTGATATGGATGTGTTCTATACAGATTATCGGACGGAACAGAAAGGAGAAGTAACAGTGACAAAAACAAAATTACAAAAATTCACAGACCTCGGTGATTATTACGCAAACAATGGCGGCAATAAACCGTATCTGGAAAAACGCACAAACGCTTATCTTGATGATTTCCAGAAAAATGCCGGATATAACAATTACACCAAATTTGCCCGTGATGTAGATAATTGGGGACAGCCGGGATGTCAGGGACAGCCATGGTGCGCAGAGTTCCAGTTCTGGAAATTAGTCAAAATTCTCGGCATTACAAAAGCGTTGCAGATTATGGGCGGCGGTTTCTATAATTGTCAGAGCATTACACAGTGGGCGAAGAAAAATGGTACATGGCACAGCACGCCAAAAGATGGAGCACTTGTTATCTTCCGTGATGGCTCTCACATCGGATCTGTCCGCTCTTATAGCAATACGTACATCTACACCAACGAAGGAAACACTTCAAGTGCAGCAGGAGTCATTGCAAACGGCGGATCCTGCCGAAATAAACGCTATCTTCGCAGTGATCCGGTAATCGACGGCTATATCTGGATTACATGGGGAGATGAGAAAACTTCTACAGAGACATGGAAAGCAACCGGCACGGTCACATCTACAGTTGATGCCCTGTACATCCGCGAGGAACCGAATGGTTATGTCCTCGGACAGATCAACAAGGGAAATCGCGTAGAAATTAACGGTGAGAAATCCGGTATGTGGACGAAAGTCAAAGTTGTTGGAATCGGCATTGGATGGGCGGCAACTAAGTATTTGCAAGTTGACGGAGCTGAAAACAAACCGACTACAATCACCAACAAGCAGAACAAGTCGCAGCGTCTCTTTGTCGGAAAAGTATCTGCGGCATCTACGGTTGTACGCACGTGGGCCGGTGGCAACTATCCGTCTATTAAGAAATGGCCTAAGCTTGTGAGAGGCAACCTTGTTGACGTGATGAATTTCACTCAGAAAGCAACAAACGGTGTTTCATGGCACTATGTCCGCATTGCAGGCAAGTACTACGGATTTGTGGCTGCAAAAGATATTTGCAAAGTGTAACAAGTGTGATATAATAAATATACCATAATTCAACTCCTCCCCAGAGTTTAAGCATGGACTCAAAAAAAGAGATGGTCTGTTTCTTCCTTGACAGACCATCTCTTTTGCTTCACTTAATAATGTATTCCCAATATTGATTTTTAATATCCGCATATCCGTTCTTACGAATCAACACTTTATCCCCGGAAAACATCGTAAAATCAGAATCCAGCTTTTGCACATAATCCATGTTTACAACAAATGACTTATGGCAACGCAAAAACCGTTTATCAAGGTAAGGCTCAACCGACTTTAAAGTTGCATACATACTGTGCATAATCCCGTTCGTGCAATGAACAAAAACTTGCTTATCCCGTGCTTCGAGGTACTCGATTTTGTTCAATGGAATCCTTATAATGCAATCTCTGTGTCTGATTGTGAGCATCTTGTGTTTCATATCACTCAAGGTATTGTCAATCATAGAAAACATTCTTCCGTGTTCATTTCCCTTGATGATATAATGCGTAAATTCAACATCCAACGCATCAAAAACAAAATCCTTGTGAGCTGTCCAGAAAGCAATTTTGCCCTTATATCCACACTCTCGGAGTTCTTTGGCAATATCCACGCCATTTTCGTTTTTAAGTATTACATCCAAGACAATCATATCAAACCATTTTCCGTCCTTAACATCATCTATCAAGGGTTCCCCACTGAAATAACCGTCTATCGTATAATTCCGGTCACCGTTTTGCTTCAAAAACGGTTCAATCCGATGCTTAAAATACTCAACCTGTAGTTCACAATCGTCACAAATAGCAATTTTCATAGTAATCACCTTCCGTTTATCGCCTACGCTTCAACTTTCATCAGATTATCCTCATCTAATCAATTAATTATGGTAATATAGTAGCACTGAAACGGAAATGTGTAAATAGTTCAGCAGAAGTTCGAAAAAAATCGACATCTTAATACGTTGGTACAGCCTGCCAGATTACTCTGGGGAGGAGATGCGATCGTGAATGCAGGTTTTGCCATAAAAAGAGCCGGGGAGTAAAATCCTCGGCTCGTTGCTGTTTATCCTTTGAAAATACGACCGCAACTTTTACATTGGTATTTTGTGGAGAACAATCCTTTACTAACGATCTGAACATTAGCACTACGACAAGTAAGAGCAGGGCATTTTATCTTTTGAGTCACTTTATCTATTTTCTTTCTTTTCCTCATTTAACATCCCTCACGTTTTCGATATATTTTGGCATAAACCACGCTGAATTGTGACCGCTCCAATAGTCGATACCATAATCAATAATTTCCCCATAAAGTGTCAAGTAAGTCCCTGGAACATAGTCTGTATTTTTGAAATCATAATCATTGGAGTATAGAATACCCACGTCATTGCCGCTTCCGTAGCTGTCGGTATCTTTTGAATAAATGCCAACAAGACTGCAATTACTGCTAAGATTATACTTTTCAGTCTTGTCGGAGATCATTAAATCATAAGGGTCTATTGTTGCAGTGCCTTCAACGTAAAGATCTATTTTGACAAACTGACCTTCCAGACTTTTCTTTGAGAAAGTAATATCTTCATACCACATTTCGGTACATTTTTTCTTGTATTCTTCCTCTGATAAAGAATTCATGTCTGTTTCTTCTTGAGTCATTTCAGCGTCTGCATAGACTTCTATGGGGCAAGCGCATAAAATTCCTGACAGCATTGCAACTATAAGTTTTCTTCTCATGGTGCATTCCTCCTTGGTAAAATTTGCATATATTATACCGCAAGAATTGACAATAGCATAGTCAAAACCGAAATATTTTTCATATTTTTATCCATTAAAAATGCAGTTTTATCGTTTTGCCCGATTAATTTGCACAAAAAGTGGTATAACTAAGTACATAAATTATAGACTAAAGAGGTATATATTATGAGGAAGATTGAGAGATTGCTGATTACAGCAGGAGTAATCTTCTTTGCAAGCTACATCATTCACTTCCCGATGTGCAATCAAGATTATTTACGTAAAAGCTTCATCCGCTTGTCAGAGGATATGTGCAAGCATTCAACCTTAAACCAGAGCATAAAAGAGGTTCTAAGAACGAACGATATTGTAAAAAACACAGAAAATCCGGTAAATACGAACTTTATATTTGCGAAAGTAAAGGTCATATTTGAAATCACAAATATTCCAGTTTATCGCTGGCAACTGGCGAGGGGGAATTTGAATGCATCCCGTTTTACTCCACTTTATTGGACATATCATAAGGTATAATGAAAACATAAGTTCGAGACATATTTCCCACTGTCCAGACATATACTGTAGTAAAGTTTCGATTGGGAGGGTTATTTATGGATTATAAGAAAGAGATTATAAAAATGATAGATGAAATTGAAAGCCAAAAGATTTTGCGTTATATTTACCTTATGCTACTCGACATTCCGAAACGATATTGGAGGTGAAATAAATGTTTTTCAAAAGAAAGAAAAAAGTAAAGCCTTACCACGTAGATACATCGCAGAAAGGCTTTGAGTATGTTGGCATTAAATTGACAGAACAACAATTCCAAGATTTATGTGATCTGAATTTTCTGTGGATAGAAAATAAGAACAGGCAATTGTCACCGGTATTTCATATTCTTGTTCTTATGAAAGTACTAGGTTTACTGCCACCCGAAATGATAAATGATAGCAGCAGAAATAACACTTCCAACGACTACTGTAATGATCGCAAGGAATTGCTTCAACGTAAATTTGGCAGAATTAGAAACTGATTCTTTAATTTGTTTGCTTTTATTTGTGAATGCTTCGTGATATTTTTTCATTCCTAAGTCTGTAACATGTGCATCGTATGTTGATTGAATTATATAGTGCTTGTTTTTAAGTGAATTTAAAAACGGAAATAAAGATAAATCATCGCAGTCCAGTTTGTCACGAACACTTATAAGCATAGCATTGCGTTCTTCATCCATGCATTCAATAATTGCTTTTAATACAGCTGCTTCTGATAACATAACGTACCTCACTCGCTTAAAAGATTAATCAATTCAATAACATGTTTCTTTTTGGCATCGGACAGTCCGAAGTATTTCTTTAATGCATCGGACAGTTCGGTGTCTTTTCTTATCTGTGCAATCAAATGTGCAGATTCATCGGAAAAATCTTGTTCCGGCTCTTTCCCTGTCATCAGATAATCTACAGATACGTGAAAGAAATCTGCGATTTTTCGCAAATTTTCAGCATTAGGAGTACTTTTATCCAGTTTGCTTGCGTATCCCTTTGCGAAACCACATTCAGTTTCTAACGCATTTAATGAAGTTTTCTGTTCTTTACAAAGTATTTTAACTCTTTCTCGTAATGTCATTTTTGTTTCCTTTCAATTCTGAAAAAAACGCAAAAATAGTACTTGACATTCTGAAAATATCGCTTATAATGTAACTATCAGTACTGAAAATAACGCAACAAAATAAGGACATAAAGAATGCCCAAGTTTATTTTTTATGATTTTGTGTGGTAGCTTGATTATAGAATATATTCAGAAGTATGTCAATAATGTTGTGATATTTTCAGTAAAAATATGAAAGGAGGTATCGAATGATGATTTACGACAAGGTGAAAGCCTTGGCAAAAAAGCGAAATGTTTCCATTCGCAAAATCGAAATAGATTGCGGATTTTCGCAAGGTAGTGTTTGCAAATGGAATGAAGTTTCTCCATCTGCCGAAAAAGTGAAAAAGGTCGCTGATTATTTAAAAACTTCGGTAGATGAAATTTTGAAATCCGATTAACAAGAAAAGGAGATATATGAACGAATTAATACCAATTAATTACGATGGCGAGCAGCCTACAGTATCAGCCAGAGAGTTACATAAATCTCTTGAAATCAGTAAGCGATTTTCAGCATGGTTCGAAACGAACTCTCAAGGGTTCATTGAGAATGAAGATTACACCAGCGTACTTACAGGTACGGAGGTTCAGAACAATGGTGGAGTGCAGATTAGAGAATTGCAGGATTATTCTTTATCGGTAGATATGGCGAAGCACATTTGCCTTATGAGTAGAACTGAAAAAGGAAAAGAATGCCGACAGTATCTCATCGACCTCGAAAAAGCATGGAACACACCAGAACAGGTTTTTGCCAGAGCATTGAAGATGGCAGACCGGACGATTGCGAAGCTGAAAGACACAAATAAGTCTCTTGCGGAGAAAATTGAAGCTGATAGACCAAAAACAATTTTCGCAGATGCTGTATCCGCAAGTCATACATCAATTCTTATCGGTGACTTGGCGAAACTTATTTGCCAGAACGGATACCAGATAGGACAGAAACGATTATTCCAGTGGATGAGAGACAATGGCTATTTGATGGTTTCTGGAAGTTCACGAAATATGCCGAAACAGAAATACGTTGAGCAAGGATTATTTGAAATCAAAGAATCTAACGTTCAGAATCCAGATGGTTCAGTGAGAATCACACGCACGACAAAAGTCAGTGGGAAAGGACAGTTGTATTTCGTGAATAAGTTTCTGGGGCAGGAAGCTGAAAAAGCAGACGGTGATTGAGAAAGGAGTCATAAATGTGTTGAAACAGTTTTTAAAAAGATTATTCGAACCGCGGATTGTAAGAATCCCAGATAAAACAAGAGTAATGTGCTTTTCAAAAAATGGGAAACAGTACTTGAAAGTATTCAATACAGAAAACGGTGCAAACATTTGTTTCCAAGTGATATCCATAGATTATGAAAACAGTGATTTAAAGAATGAATATTACCCAGAAACAATGTTTGCAGATATTGAAAGTAATCAAAGCGTTACGATTTTAAACCAATAGGTATAATCGTTGCATTTTGAACACTTAGGGATGGACTTACCAGATTTTACAGTTCTTTTGGAATTGCAATTACAACAAGCGAAAACAGTAGTTTCGGATACTTTTTCACCAGAGCGGTAAAAACCATCCATGTAAGGAAGCAATATCAAATTCTTATCTCCTTTCAAGTTACTCGGCATGGCAGTGCCTGTACTTACATTATAAAGAGATAAGAAGCCAAACTCAACAGAAAGGAAGCAATATGACGGAAGAAACTAATGCATTACTCAAGCAGATTTTGGAAGAACTTAAAGCCATTCGAAAAGAGATTGTACCTACAAGAACAAAAAAAGTAACGCACACGGCAAATATTGACGGGAAGACAATTACCGAATGCGTTACAGATGGAGTTAGTTCTGCGATTCAGAAATCCATTCGTGATACTGACGAAGCAGATTCACAGCGATTGAAGTAGACAATCCAGTAATTGCAGATACGAAGTTGTCTGTATCTTCAATTGCGTCGGCTGTTGGCAGAATCAGCTTTTTCATATCAATGGTTTTTAAGAAATCATCAAAATCTTTCATATTAGCACCTCCCTTCGAGGGAGATTATACCACAAAATAGGAGGATTAAAAAATGATATATATTAAAGAAGGAACAGGAAAATTAGAAGGAAGTCATGCTCAGTTATTAACAGACTTAACATGTGTCATCAAAGAACTGAAAGATAGTTTGGAAAACGATCTATCAAAAGAAAATGCTGAAAAAATGATTCGTGAAGCTGTTGATGTAGCTTTTTGGGATCGCGAAAAGTTGGAAGAAGAAACAAAAAATCTCAAAAGAAGAATGCTTTCGGTTCTTTTGAGAGATTTGTTTTCAGATTCTGGTGAAAAGAATGAATAAGTTCGATTATGCACCGGAAAACATGGGCGAAGAATTTGCTTTTTTCGCAGGCAGAGTAGTAGCACTCGAAGCTATAATGAACAAGGACGATAATAACTACATTGATAAAGAAGATGTGGCTGCGATTCTTGGAATTGAGTTTAAAGGTAAAAAAGAGTAAGGTTTGGCTCCACGGGTACGGCAAATACCACGCAGAGCCGCGTATCTAACTTAATTGGGTAAGTTAAATACAGGTAAAGTATAACATACCTTCCTGTATTTGAAAAGAAAATTTATACCAGGAGGGCATTTTTTATGTCTAAAATCACAAAACACACCGAAAACGTAACTAAAAACCAGAGCCTTGCAAGCGAAATCATCGCAGATCAGGCGGCAAAAACAAAACGTCTGGAAGTCGCAGTTGTAGCATTATCAGTAGCTTTACTTGCAATAGCAGCAACAAAAAGAAAGAAGTGAGGGATATGAGAAAAAGAATGTATTTTATCGGAGTGATGGCACAGGTTGGAACATTTTCCACGATTGCATTATTACTCTGGTGGATGACGAAAATGGATGTACTTAAGCTGTTCTGCATAAGTGCGGTGGTGTCTTCAATGATATCCCTTCCTATTTTAATGCAGATAGAAAGGTGGGTAAACGGAGTTGAATAAACTTTCAGAAAACAATCAGGCAACACTGATTGGGACGATTGAATCCAAGTTTGAATTTAGCCATGAAATATATGGAGAAAAGTTTTACACAATGCAGGTATCGGCAAAACGACTGAGCGATACAAAGGATATTCTTCCAGTTATGGTATCCGAAAGGCTTATTGATGTAACACAGGACTATACCGGAGAAATGGTTGAAGTTTACGGACAGTTCCGTTCTTACAACAAGCACGATGACAAACACAGTAAATTAATTCTCTTTGTTTTCGCAAGAGAAATTAAATTTGCAGAGGAAGGTACATATCACACCAATAATATTCTTTTGGACGGATTTATCTGTAAACCGCCAGTATACAGAAAGACACCAAACGGAAGAGAAATCGCAGATATCCTTCTTGCAGTAAACCGTCCACATGGAATATCTGACTACATACCGTGCATTTGCTGGGGAAGAGATGCCAGATATATTGGCGGCTGCGAAGTTGGAGATAACATTCTTTTGCAAGGAAGAATACAGAGCCGAGAATACACAAAAAAAGTTGAAACTGAGGTTGAAAAAAGAACGGCTTATGAAGTTTCAGCATATTGGTTGGAGGATAAAACAGCATGAAAACAGTAGAATTGAAACAGCTTAATATTGAAAACTACAAGAAATTTGAGTCTGCGGAATATCAGTTTGCACCACGAACAATGGTGTCCGGCAGGAACCGTCAGGGTAAAACAACATTGATGGACGCATATTTTGATACGCTGACCGGAAAGCTTGCAGACGGTACATCTCCGAATAATGTCAGAAAAAAAGAAGGCGGAGAAGAAGTTGAAGGTGTCGTATCCAGAGAACTCACACTTCTGATTGATGGAGAGGAAACCGTGATCCGTAAGGAAACGAAGAAAGGTAAAACTTCTAGTACCACAAAATATCAGGTTGATGGGTTTGATTACAACCAGACGAAGTATAAGGAATTTTTAAAAGGAATATCAGACTCAGAAACCATTATGATGTGTAGCAATGCCAGAGTATTCCTTAATGAACTTCGAAAATCAACAGCAAGTGCCAGAGCAATGCTTGAAAAGATGGCAGGGTTCAATGCGGATAAAGTATTACAGGACAATCCAGAAATTTCGGAAATCATCAAGAATCATTCTGTCGAGGAAGTTGTGAAAAAATTCAACAAAGACAGAAAAGATATCCAGAAGAAAATTAGCGCAAAAAAGGTTGAGATTGATACCGTAAAAAAACAAGGAATACCAGACGCAGCAGTTCTTGAAGAAAAGAGAGGACAAGTTTTAAATCATTTGATTGAGCTGAGACAGAAAGAACAACGGCTGAGTGATTCTGGAAAAGCATATGCTGAACTTTCCTATGAAATTGTAGGCCTTAAGAAGTCCAGAGATGCGATCATTTCAAATGCAGCAGAATCATTACAGGAAGAAAAGAGAAAAATCGTTTCCTTATTAAATGACAGACGATTCAAGCAGAAACAGGAAGAAGACAATCTCCGTGTTCTGGGAAATTTCCTTGCTACTGCCGAAAAACCGGAACGTATTCAGCAGAGAATTACGGTTTTACAGGAGAAATATAAACAGACGTATGCGTCCACATTTGATGAAACAGCTTTAAATGCCATACAGAACGAAAAATTTGATTCTGAATCAGCTATTTGCCCGACCTGTGGACAGCATTTGCCAGAAGAACAGGTTGAACATCTTAAAACTGAATTTGAACAGAAGAAACAGGAAAGAATCCATGCAGAGCTTGCAAAAAAAGAGCAGTTTAAAGTAAACAAACAGCAGAAACTTAAAGACATTACAGAAGAAGGTAATGCCGAAGTAGCCAGAAGAAAAGAAGTCGAAGAAAAGCGTAAGGACATCGAATCGCAGATTGAGCAGACAAAGAAAAATATTTCTACTCTGGCATCTGAGATTGCACAGAAAAATCAGGAATTAGAGAAGCTTCCGTCAGAACCAGATATGCCTGAAAATGAAGAGTATCAGGCAGTTGTAGCAGAAATCCAGAAGAAACAGGAACAGCTTGACGGACTGACCAATAATTCTGAGGAAAAGGCAGCAGTTCAGGCAGAAAGAATGTCTGCTGAAAAGGAACTTACAGGAATCGAAACAAAAATTGAGATGGCAAAACAGGCAGTTCAGAAACAGACAGAAACGCTCGAACAACTAAATGCGGACAGAAAGAAATTAAGTCAGGAAGATTCCGATATTCAGCAGAAACTTGACATGTTGAAAGAATTTTCCATCAAAAAGAATCAGAAGCTTGCGGAAGCTATCAATCCACATTTCAAGCACTTTCAGTTTCAATTTTTGGACTATACGCAGGACGGTGAGCCGGTGGAAGTTTGCAAGATGATTTGTGACGGAATCGGATATTTCGATGGGCTGAACCATTCTGATCAGATTCTATGTAACATCGACCTCGTGACTGGATTGCAGGAATTGAACGGCTTAAACTTGCCAATTTGGGTTGATGATGTTGAAAGTGTGAATGCTGACAGAATACCAGATACAGGCAGACAGATGATTCTCCTTAAAGTTTCCGACAATGAATTAAAAGTGGAGAGGATTTAATATGGCGACAACTACATATAACATTCCAGAAGCAATTAAAGCACAGGACTGGTACTGCAAAACAAAGATATTACCACGTTTTGCACCGGGCAATGGCATCTGTTGGTCTTGCCGCCAGAATATCTATTCCGAAAAAGGACGGACACGGTACGGAAAAGAAACACACGGGTATTCCGTTGAAAGTGCAGCAGGGCAGTTGATTACGGGTTGCCCGTTCTGTAATAGAAGTTATTGCGAGTAGTAAAAGTACAGGGAGGGGAAATATGCAGTTAGCAACTTGGGGAACATATAGATTTAAAGCCGATGCACAGAAATGCGCAGATGAGATCATGGAAATCTGTGATGAATTAGAATCAGCTACGCCACAGCAGATTCTTGACAAAGCAAGAGATAGCAATACTGAACTTCACAAGTGCTTTACATGGGACGATACCGAAGCTGCCGAGAAATGGAGAGTACAGGAAGCCAGATCGGTTGTAAGAAATCTTAGAATCGTCGAGGTAAAGCCAGATAAAGAACCAGAGCCGACAACAATCAGAGTTTTCTACAAGACTGACAACGAATCTGGATATAAACCAACAAAGTTGATCTTGAAGAAGCCAGACGAATATAAAGCACTTGTGGAACGTTGCCGGAGTGAACTTCTGGCAGTGAAACATAAATTCCAGAATATCTCAGAATACGAAGAAATATGGGAACTGATTAATTAAATACCGAAGCCGTTACTGTGCTGATATGCCTACAGGAGTAGGAGCATATAACACTATAAATTATAAAATTATAAAAAAGCATAGAACATTACATATTATCTCATTCTTGTAGGTTTATGAGTGCAGTAACGGTAAACTTCCTACGTTGATATGCCTGTAAAATGGGCAAATGAAATACATCACACGATAATACAGAACACAACAAAATAGGTTAAAACAAAATATTCGCTTAATTTTACAGGTTTATGAGCGTAGGGAGCCATAGCATTTATCAGTCTGCATAAGCAGAAAGACAGGATAACTCACAACAAAACAAAATAAAATAATTCAGTATAGTGCAGTACATCTTTCTCTTGTGTAGAGTGACAAGTGTTGCGAACACTTACTATAGTAAGAAATAACATATTAAAACACAGGACACGACAGAACAACAAAGTGGAACACAACACTTTCAACGGAGGACTGTTTTACAGACGGTATAACCGTCAAAGCAAAACAACATAGAACACCACACGACATCATATGATAGCAAAGTATACGATAGCAAAATATACGACAAAAATATGGCCTTTATATCGTCTGCAAAGCGGTTCTCCGAAAATTGAATATTGGGTAGGTGGCATGAAAACGTCACAGGATAGGATAGTAAAGAACAAGATAGTACAAAATAAGACATTATACTACAACATAGCGTAATTCATGTCATCTACCGAGCATTCAACACAGATGTATTTAACTGGCAGTAGAAACTGTCATAACAGGAAACCGCAAAACCTTATATGTGAGAACAAAATAATACAGTAAACAATAACATAGCGCAAGACACGATTTCTATTGTCAGCTAAGTACATCTGAAATTTGCGTAAAGATTCAAGCGGATTACTTCGCAGTATAAACCATTAAAATATAAAACAGAACAGAACAGGACACGACAGCATATTTATATCAAACTATTGTGAATTAATTCGTTTAAATGTTTGCGCAAACAGAAACTATAAATCAAATCATAAAATTTCGGAGGAAAAACACAATGGCAAAAGCAAAATCATTTACAATCGAACCTTTAAAAGAAACAACATTAAAACTGGAACTTATCGGTGATACAGACCTGATTCTCCATAAGAGAAGTCGTTACTACGAACAGGCTGAATGTTGGAAACAGGCGCACGATAAAGGAACAAAAATGCCGGAAATCTATAACCAGTCAAAAAATATTTGGGAGGGCTTGATTACAGGCATTCACTGGGAAAAACCGATTGAATTTCACGATGAAGATATTTCTCTCTATACACAGGAAGAATGGGAATCATACATGAAAGATAATCGCCCTTGCATTCTTACACAGGCATTTAAGAAAGCATTTACTGAGACATTTATTACGTTCTTCAAGGATTCAACCGGAAAGAAAGGAACAGACATCAAGCGTTCGCTTTCAATGGCAGGCTCAATTTGCCCGGTAAATTTTGAGAGTGTTGAAGTTGTGAGCAATATCGTTCCTACATCTGGAATCAGCGCAAGCCCGGTTCTTTGTAGCAGTAATGTGTTCCATAATTGGAGAACTACTATTGAAGTATCTTGCCCAGATATTGTGTTCCCACACGAAACAGTTTTACAGCTGATTGAGACCAGTGGAAAGTATATCGGAATCGGAACGCAGCGAGCAAACGGAAACGGCAGATATCACATTAATCCAGAAAATGTAACTATTATTTAATAAGAGATTTTCGGTGGCATATGAATCCGGGTGAATACCCGGAAAGTACAACAGGATATAAAATTATAGTAAAGCAAATAACATGATAGGACACAATATTTCATCTTGTTTCATATGCCACTGAGCATATAAATAAAGAAAAGGAGAATAAAAATGGCAGAAAACACACAGGTAGCAAATTTTAACACACAGCTTTCCTATTACACAAATCGTTATGTCGATTTAATGGAAAGAGATTTGACTTCAAGAGGAATGGAATTTGATTCCTACTCAAAAGATTGCGTAGTAGCGGCAATGGGATCTATTTTCCAGATGGTACATGAGAGCGGAGTGAGTTTTGAAGCAATCAATGGCTCTAACCTTAAATTCATTCTGAGCAAAGTAGCCGCATTAAAACTGAACGCAAACGCACAGCCGAGAGAATGTTATTTCCAGATCAGGAACGTAAACGTAGCAGGAAAAGGGAAACCGGCACAATGGGAGAAGAAAATCGAATTTGCGATTGAGGGCGATGGAAACGATGCTCTTGTAAGTAGATACGGTGTCAATGTATCTAAAGTGTTCCCGTATTGGAAAGTCAGAGAGGGAGATAAGTATATCCCACCAAGACACAGAGGCGTGGAAATCACACCGCCAGAATGGGAAGAATCAGGAGTTGGAAAAGTGGTTCGCGTCGTATATCCGATTCAGTATAAGGACGGACATATTGAATATCTTTCTTGTGAAAGAGCAGATGTACTGAAGAACCTTGCAGCGCACATCAAAAATAATCTCCAGAATGAAACGTTTGGAATTTGTGCAGACAGATATAAAGCTACAGATGCGCAGAAAGCTCAGATTGAAACTAAGAAGAAAGAAATCATGAAGAAAGTTGCTGATATTGGAGAACTGGAAGCAATTATTGATTGTGAGGAGTTAAGACCGTACATTTCCCCGTCATACTACGAAACACAGTCGAGAGAATCCATGATTATTCGTAAAATGCGTAACAACATTATGAAGTCTATTCCTAAGAAATGGGATAATCCGGTGCAGGCATATGAATATAACACGATGGACGCTACATACAGGGAAGTACAGGAAGAGATCGAACAGAACGCTAACAAAGAGGAATTCATTCCAGAACCAATGGCAATTGAAGAACAGCCAATACATCCGACGGTCGCAGAAGTTGTCCGGTCAGCTGAGAAAGAACCAGTTCCGGCAACAGTTTCCGAACCAGAAATTCCAGATTTTATGAAGCAGGAGGAATAACGAGGTGATAGCATGATCAGGACGTTAGAAGAAGTCATGAAGGATATGAAATATGGCGTACTTGATTTCACAAAGGACGGTAAATGCAGTGGTTGTGGACAATGTTGTAGCAACTACTTGCCAATATCCAGTAAAGAAATTAAAGAAATTAAACGTTACGTAAAGAAGCATCATATCACTGAACAGAAGCATAATTATCCTTCAGTTGTGGCATTTGACCTTACTTGCCCGTTCCTGGATGATTCCAAGGCAAAAGAAAAATGTCTTATATATCAAGTGAGACCTGAGATATGCAGAGATTTTGTCTGCAACAATCCGAACGGGGCAATCACAAACAAGAAACTTATGCATAAGAAGTACGCAGCAGTAGATATGCGAGAAATATTTTTTGGAGGCAACGGGAATGAACAATAAAGAAATTTTACAGAAAGCAAAGGAACTGGTTGAACTCTTGGAAAAGCAGGAAGAATCTGGAAAGGTTGAGTTATCAACACTGAAACGAGGAGATGTGTTCCAGACCACCGGAAAGCGTAAATACATGGTTCTGGAACAGTATGAAGATACAACGAAAATTATTTCGCTTGATCTGGTGAAAGAAAATGTAGAGTTTGGTGATACCTCAGATTACAAAACATCAAAGGTAAAGAAACTGTGTGACACTGAAATTCTGAAAGACTTCGAAAAAGAATTCGGGGCAGAAAATATCGAAACACACACAGCAGATATTATCACTGCGGATGGACAGAAATTAGGGACTGTTGATTGTAAAATTCGACCGATTACGTTTGATGAAGCGCGCGGATATACAGATATCACACCGAATCCGTGTTTAAACGATTGGTATTGGACATTATCGCCATGGTCAACGAAAGAACGTGGATGGGAGAAAGCCTGTTCCGTTGTTTTCCCTTCGGGCTATATTAGCAGCCGCAGTTGCAACTTCGGGCTTGGTGTTCGCCCAGCTTGTATCTTAAAATCTAATATCTTTGTATCTAAGGCGGAGGAATGATTATGAAGAAAAATCTGAAATATTTTGAGGATGAATTATCCCGATTAAGTAAAGAGTTCACGGAATTCAAGAAAAAGCACATCGGAAAGCCGGAAATCGGAAAAGCTATTGAACTTGCAGGTATGGAATGGCTGATTCTGGATAAGACAGAAAAAGGATATTTTGCCATTTTGAATGGATTTGATGGAAAAGAAAGAACATTTGATTCAGCTTCAAATAACTGGATTTTGAGTAAACTGAGAAATGAGTTAAATACTCGTTTTCTTAAAAAAATTACGGACGAGTTTGGAGAAGATGCAGTTATTGAGTTTGATCGAGATTTGCTTTCTTTGGACGGCCAGACAGAATACGGACATTGTAAAGATAAGATTTCGATGTTGACGGTGGATGAATACCGAAAATACAGAAAATTCCTTCCAAATATGGATAAATGGTGGTGGCTGCTTACTCCATGGAGTACACCAGCAAATGGTTACAGTGTAACGAATACCGTTGTTTCCCCTTCGGGCGGTGTTAGCGGCAACGATTGCGACAACGAAAATGGTGTTCGCCCAGTTTGTATCTTTTCTTCTTCAATCTTTGAATCAGGAAATGATGATTGATGGCGAATGAAGATTTAAAGGTAATAATAAAGGCCAAGCAACTTGCAAAGCATACATTAATAGTTACGAGTAATGCCAGACGATACCCGAAAAAATACAGGTTTTCACTTGTAGATAAAATGCAAAATAAAGCATTGGAAATTTATGAGTCACTATTTGAAGCCAACCGAACTGATCTGAAAGATTATAAAAGAGAGCGATTAGAACTTCAAACAAAAGCCATTACTCATTGTGATGAGTTGATGTACTTTATAGAACTTTCATATGAATTAGGAATTATCAATTCCGGTGGAATGGAAGCATGGTCGCAAATGGTAAAAGATATAAAGTACATGACTATTTCATGGAGAACAAAAGACAGAAAAAGATAATTTTCACAGGTTATGCACTGCGAATACCGTTGTTTCCCCTTCGGGCAATATTAACAACAACAATTACAACAACGAAAATGGTGTTCGCCCAACATGGATCACATGCAGACAGAGTAAGCGTAAAGCTGAAATCAGAAAAGATACAAGCAAATGCATAACCTTTCCGCAATGGACAAACATAAAGGAACAAAATAAATGGATAAAGAAATTGTTGCAAATTTTGAGAATTTATATCGTTCTTACAAAAAGGTTAAGAGCGGTAAGAAATTTAATTCAGGTACTGCAAGATTTTCTAATTTGTCTCTTGAAGGCATTCATCTCTTGAAGGAACAATTGGAAAGTCAAACGTATACCATAAATCTGTATAATAAATTTCAAATTCATGAGCCAAAAGAGCGAACGATAGAATCATGTGCATTTAAGGATAAAGTAGTGCAGAGATGCTTTTCTGATTACATTCTGACACCGAAACTTGAAAATATCCTGATTAAATGGAACACTGCCGGGCAGCAAGGAAAAGGGCAACATATGGCAATGGACGGGTTAAGAAATCAAATGTTGGATTTCTATAAAAGAAATGGAATGAATAGTTGGATTGTAAAATGTGATATTCACAAATACTTTTATTGCATAGACCATGAAATCATGAAAGATGTTTTGGATTATTACTTTGATGATGATTTTACAGTCTGGTTAAACCATTTGTTTATTGACAGTACAGGTAATCCCGGGCTTCCATTAGGAAATCAGGTAAATCAGAAGTACGCATTGTTGCTTTTACATTCACTGGATCAGATGATAACGATTGAATTTGGAAATCCATATTATGGACGATACAACGATGATTTTTATGTGATTTGTAAAACGAAAGAAGATGCCAGAGAAATTTTTGAAGCAATCCGAATGATGATTGAAAGCCTTGGACTGGAACTAAACCCTAAATCACAAATTGTACCATTTCGCATGGGCTTGTGTTATCTGGGCTTTCATCATTACGTGACTGATGAAGGAAAATATATCAGAAAATTGCGTGGTGATAGGAAAAGAAAAACACAGAGGAAAATTCGAAGATGGGTACAGGCGGTGAACGACAGGAAGATGCCGATAAAAAAATTCAATGAAAAATACGAATCATGCAAGAACCATATGCTTCATGGGGACTGCATTAAATTATGCCACAGTATGGATTTAGAAATTGAAAGGAGAATGAAGTGAGATTAATTAGTCAGAATGGGGAATTTGATGTTCCTTATGAAATCGCAGCATTAAGTAGAACAGAAAATATCATAAGAGTATATGTGCCAATAGTTGGTGAAAAAGGAACAGTCATGGCTCGTTATTCGACAAATGAAAAAGCCAAAAAAGCTATGAAAGCGTTGCACAAAGTGTATGCAGGAATGTTTCTTGCACAAAACGTTGAAATGAGCGATGACGATTGCGAAGAATACATAAAAATGGCTGCAAGAGGTTTTGGAATCATCAAAACAATGGTTAACAGCCCAGATGTGAAATTCGAACCGGCAAACATCGTGTTCAGATTCCCGGAGGATGATGAAGTATGAAGAGAGTAGACAGCAAGAAGAACTGGGAACAGATAATAACCATTGAGCTTCCGTTGAAGCAACTCAAATTAATGCGAGATAGCATGTGCAAAGTAAGTTATGCGGAATTAGAGAGTCTAAATAGAGAAAAAGACATTCCATATGCCTATTCCGATTTAGAGAAAACCATAGGTGAAGCTGACGATATTTTAGAAGCATAAATGCAATACACGGAAAGCGAGGTGATGCCATTTGTTCATGCGAGTGATTTCAACAGGTAGTACCAAAGGAAATTGTTATGCTTTGCAGTCAAGTACAGGCGAGATTGTTCTTCTTGACTGCGGATGCAACTACAAGAAAATCCTCAGAGGGATTGACTACCAGATAAGTAATGTTGGAGCTGTACTTCTCTCCCATGAACACGGAGATCACACCGAAGCATTCAAGGAAATAATGAATGCAGGCATTCAGATTTACACCAATGACGAGACAGTTGAGGACATGAACATCCGAACAGGTGAGCTGATGAAAGGCGTTCCAGAAAGATACCCATTTAGAGTTGGTTCATTTAATGTGATTCCATTTGAATTGCCACATACGACATATGATAAGGAAGCAAAAATACTTATCCCGTGTCCGAACTACGGCTACCTGATACAGCATGAAGAAATGGGAAAGCTTCTGTATATGACCGATTTTGAATATTGCAACTATAGTTTCCGCAGAATGCAAGTTGAGCATATGGTAATTGAGTGTAACTACTGTGAAGAATTGGTAGACATGACAGAAGCTAACTACAGGCACCGAATAAAAGGACATTGTTCTTTGCTAACTTGTAAGCAATTCATTAAGCAAAACCGCACAGAATCGCTTCGAACAGTAACACTGGTACATTTGAGCGGTAAAGCATCGGATGCTAAAAAAATGCTCAAAGAAATCAAAGAAACTGTTGGGGATGATGTTCTGGTTCAGATTGGACGGGCTGGACTGGAAGTCGACTTGAGTTTATGCCCGTTCTGAAAGGAGAAAAATGAAACTTTATTTTTATATCTTAGACAAGAATAGAAAATATGATGTGAAAACAGGAACATTTGAAAAAGCTGTCTTCAAAATGAAAATTGAAGAATGTAAGGTTATTGAGAAGCCAAAAACCTACAGAGCAGTAACCAAGTTCCCAGAAGGACTTTATATTGGATATATAAGAAAAGAAGATATCGGAAGGATTGCTGATTCTTATGGTGAATATGTTGTGTTGGAAAAACCCAATTATCAGTTTGCGAAAGAAGTATTTTTGAAGAAATATAATCGAGAAATCAATGCACTAAGAGATAAGATTTCTACGTGTGAAGATATAGTGGCTGCAATTGAAAATTTCAAGGAGGATTAACTATGAACGAAATGACAGATTGTAGTAAATGCAGGTTTCATAACTGTTGTACGTTAGCATGGGATTACGGTTCACTTTACTGTAACGATTATGAGGAGGAAGACACATGGAATATTTCTTAGAATCACTTAAAAAATTAAAAAAGCCGTCAACCCACAGCAATCCAGAGGACGTTGACCCATTATTTTGCAGGTACAACAAGGGTTGGAATGATGCAATCGAAAAGATTGAGAAACTGTTTAATTCATATAGCTTATCGGATATGTGGATTCCAGTAGACGTGAAACTGCCACCGGAACCAAAACCTAATCATATTTTCAAAGGAGACATATATTTGATTGCTACCGAAAAAGGAACAATTCCATTCAGAGCAATGTGGAATGGAGAATATTTTACAGACGGTTTCGAAAAATTGAAAGTAATTGCATGGATGCCTTTGCCAGCTATGCCAGAACCGTACAAGGAGAACAAACATGAATAAAGTAATTTTGATCGGACGTTTGGTAAAAGACCCAGACGTCCGAATGGGAACAAACAATATAACAATTGCCAGATACACACTTGCAGTTGAGAGACAGTATCGCAAAAACAATGACCGTACATCAGACTTCATAAATTGCGTTGCACTTGGAAAGAATGGCGAGTTTGCCGAAAAGTACTTGCATAAAGGTATTAAGATTGCAGTTATCGGAACTTGGCAGACTGGAAATTACACTGACAAGGACGGAAAGAAAGTATACACAAATGATTGCCTTGTGGAAACACATGAGTTTGCAGAAAGCAAGAAGAACCAGCCAGAAGAACAGTCGCAGCCACCAGTTCCAAATCCAGAACAGGACACAAGTGGATTCATGGATATGCCGTCAATTATGGATGACGAACTTCCGTTTAATTAAGGAGTGATTAAATGGTACAAACAGGACAGATTATTTATTTTAGCAATCAGAAAATGATGTGCTTTGATGTTGAATCCATTGAGGATATTACTGAACCACCAGAACAAATAGAAACTACACCGGTTTATGGTGAAACAAGAACATATGTGCCGGCAATGATGAATCCAACAACTCTTATTGTCACTGGAAAGGAACTTGTAAAACTTGACCCAACAACCATGAAACGTATTGCCAGATACAATCTTGAAGAAGAGAACGCAGCGCTGCTTAAAGAAATCGAAGAACGTAAAAAGGTAATTGCAAATCTTGAGCAAAAAGAA